AAGCATAACAATCTTGAAACGCAAATGCTCATTGGTCTGGCTCATGATCGCATTATTTATCTCGGCATGGCCTATATTGAGAGAGGTTACATTACACAGGACGAGTATGAAAATCTATACGAATACCTGTATAAGCCTTATGAAAAATTAGGCGGTAACGGTTCAGCTAAGCGAATCATGACAGAAGTCGATCAACTTGCGATTCATAAATCAACTTACAATGCTTGAATTGGAGGTGAGATTATGAGTTACAACATTACTGGTACAACTATCACTTTGACCCGAGGTGATACATTCGAGGCTCTGGTCTCTGCCACCAAAAGGGACGGGACTCAGTATATTCCGGTTGAAGGCGATGTTATTCGCTTTGCAATGAAAGAGAATTATGATGACCCCCGCCCCCTTCTTGTCAAAGACATCCCGATTGACACGATGATGCTGACACTTGAACCTCGAGACACAGCTGATCTGAATTTCGGCAAGTATGTCTACGACATTCAGCTCACAAAAGCAAATGGCAAAGTTGATACCTTCATTTCGAAAGCAACTCTAAAGCTTTCGGAAGAGGTTGACTGAGCATGGGTGGAGTATGCGGAATCGGGTCTATTAAAGGTCGCCTTTCGCCCATTGGAAGCTTACAAGGAGCTTTATCTATACCTGTTGGCGGGGGTTTGGACTGTGATATTTATGAGGGCGAATATAACATCACCCCCAGTGACACTGTTCAGGTACTACCAACAACCAACAAACTGCTGAAGCATGATATTGTAATCGAGGCAAGTTCCGGCGGCCTTCCTGAAGGGAGTGAGATGGCTACGGACGATGATATTGACGGTTTGATCGATGATGTTTTCGGAACCGGAGTCAATCCTGATCCAGACGAGCCTACTTACAGTCCTGACGACATCGCAACAGAAAAAGAACTTAACGATGCTATCACTGATGTCTTCGGCTAAACATTTTGTGGTCACAGCAGCGCCAAAACACTGTGGCAAAAATAATTTTATTCTAATAGGAGGAATGTATTATGGCAGACACTATTAAAATCACTACCCTGGCGCAGTTGAAGGTTGCTCTTCAGGCAGCTAAGACTTATATCGATGGTCAGATCGGTGGTCTGGGTACCATGGCAGGCAAGAGTGAGGTCGCCTATGACGATCTGGCTGCTGCTCTGAAGACTCTGATCGATGGCAAGGCAGCTCAGGCTACTGTCGACACCCTGGTTGGTGAGGATACCGGAAAGTCTGTACGCACTATCTCTTCCGAGGAAGTCGCAAAGATCGTGGCTGGTGCCGACAAGTCTTACGACACCCTGAAGGAGATCGCTGACTGGATTCTGAGTGACACTACGGGTGCCGCAAAGATGGCTAATGACATCACTCGTCTGGATGGCATCCTTGCCGGTATCGGCGGTACTGACGAGGAAGCTACCGTCGTGGCTTATGTCACCAAGATGATTAACGCACTTGGCATCGGCGACTATGTCAAGACCACCACTATGACTACCGAGCTGGGTAAGAAGGTGGATAAGGTCGAGGGCAGCCGCCTGATGACTAATGCTGAAGGTACCAAACTGGCTGGAGTTGCCGCTGACGCTCAGGTGAATGTCATTGAAAAGATCAAAGTCAATGGCACTGAGGTAACCCCTGCGGCTGAAGATAAGTCTATTGCTCTGACCATTCCTACCGGCAAGCTTGCTGGCAAGGATATTGTCGCAGAGGCTGATCTGGACGCTACTCTGAAGGAGAAGGTCAATGCTGCTGCTGAGGGTAACCACAGTCATGCAAACAAGGCGTTCCTGGATACCCTGTCTGGCGCTACCGACGAGGAAGTTACCGCCATGTGCACTGAGGTCTTCGGTGCCTGAGGACTGTAAGTCTCTGGGGAGGGCTGTTACACCCTCCCTAAATCTTTCAAAGGAGCGTGAATCGAATGCCTGATTACAAGCTGGTATCTCTTGAACAAATTAGGATACTTGCCGGACAAACTAAGTCGTATGTAGACGGTAAAGTAGGTTCCGCCAGTGATATTCAGTCTGGTGACACCGTCAAGACTTTTTCAAAAGATTATAAGACCGTAACGACGGTTTACGCCAATGGGAACCAGCTTGTGAAGACTTTTTCGGATGATATGAAAACAATCACATCGGTTCTCACGGACTCTGAAGGAACGGTCATTGCAACGGAAACCAAGACACTGTCGGACGATGGTCTCACCATCTCTACGGACGTGGTTTATGGCTAATAAACAGCAATACAGGGAAGTGGAATGTAGGTTACTTCTGCATTATTCCTACACTTTGGCTCAAAAAGCCAGTAATTACGGGATATTTTGCTTCTATAATAGAAACTTATCACGGTCTAACCACTTCTAAACCCATGCAATTACGCTGTTTTCAGAGTGGTTAGAAGTTGGTAAATGCCGAGAAATGTAGGTAACTCGTGCATTATTTCTACACCAATCCTACATCTATATTCCTACACAAAGTCAGCCTCCTCGTTGTGCTGAGTGCCTTTGTTGGTGCTCCCACTTCGGGGAGGCTTTTCTTTGTTTTTACAAGCTATTTTATTTTTTCGATTTCATCTTTCAACCACTCAAATTCTCTCTGGGTGTAAACCTTTTCGGTGATGTCAGAGATCTTGTGACCGACCATATATTTGATTGCGTACTCGTCAACGCCGTACTTCTTAGCCATCGTCACAAAATGTTTACGACCATCATGCGGTCTATGCTCAGGGTTCAAATTCAATTCGTCTCGAATCATACCAAAGCCTTTTTGGTATCGAGCATAAGTAAGTGCAGTGTTTTTGCTACGAGCATTCGGATTAACATAGTTGAGCAGATACAGACTTCCAAGTTCCTGAGCCTCTTTATATTTTCGCTCAACCAAATGACGAATCTTCGAGTGAATTGGAACCACACGATCTGTACCGGCATCTGTTTTGATACCGCCTCGGAAAGTCCAGTTTTCCAAATCTACATTTTTTAATTCAAGCAAACCAAGTTCTTGGGGTCGCCAACCAGAATAGCACTGAATAAGCAAGACATCTACAAGCATTTTATCATCAGCGTGTTTCCAAAGCAAGCCCATCTCTTCGTCCGTAAAAGGAATATGCTCGTTCTTAACTGCGACGATTTCCTTGATGGTTTCCTCACTGAGGTTAAAAGTTCGCGAATAGTTCCGGTCAACAAGCTCGTACTCCAAGGCATAATCCAACATCAAGTTAAACAAAGACTTAATCTGGTTCTTCATGGATGCACTTGGTGTCTTCTCTTCACCTCGAACCTTCGATATGCCTTCGTCCATACAACCTTTTACATGACGAGCACGGACATCTTTGACTCGCATGTCATACACGGCCGAGCAATACCCCCATGCTGAAGCTACTGAACGAGTGCTTTTAACTGTCTTCTCGTATTCGACAAGCCATTTCTCGTAAAGTTCCTTCATAGTGATAGACGGTTCAAGGTCGTAAGGGTTCTTATTGTACTCGACGAGAGCAGCGTATGCATCGTTGTATGTTGGAAAATAGGACTCGGGTTTAAGAGGCTTGCAGATAGGTCGTCCGTTCGAATCCTTTCCAACACTTATCATAGCTCGAAATGGATTGCGGAGATTCCGATTCTTGATCTCACTGATCTGCCCGAAACCATTTGGCAGTCTACGACGTTTATTGTTCTTATTTCGAGGTTTTCTTGGCTTTATATTTGGCTGCAATGGAAACCCACAGTGAGGACAAGAAACTGCTTTGTCACTTACTTGTAATTCACATTCAGGACATTTTATCAACACTATTATCACCTTCCCCATTGATTTGCTATTAGTAATCATATATCATAAGTGTAGGAATGTCAACTCCTACACCGAACTTTTTTAATCAGAGAAAAGAGAGAGCATATATGATTAGTGATAACCAATCAATCTGCCCAAAGTGCGGAGGGCAGCTTAAATACTACGATCATGTTCAAAGATTGGTACGGACGAAATTCGGCAACAAAAAATGGGTGGCTATCAGAAGACTTCGGTGCTGTAACTGCCATGCAGTCCACCGGGAGCTTCCTGACTTTATATTTCCGTATAAACAGTATGAAGCAGACATTATTATCGGCGTTCTTGAAGGTCTTATTACTTGTGAGACTTTAGGGTTTGAAGATTATCCTTGTGAAATGACTATGATTCGCTGGCACTTGTTTCCACCGAGGTTGTTTTTACTAACAGCCGTTCCTAACCTAAAATAGCGATTGAAAGGAGGCAAACGCCAATGGAAGAAATTATATTTGCATCGGGGTCTGTCCCGGTGGCAGTCGCAGCACGAGTCTACGGGAAAGACGCATCCTGGGTTCGAGCCGGCATCGTATCTGGGTGGCTACCAATCGGAAAAGCTACTCGGAGTGGAAAGCTCGTTACGAACTTAGAGGAAATGAACTCTAAGTATGGGCGCATCAACTTTTATATTTCGCCTAAGCTCCTCTGGCAGGAGACCGGCTATATATGGAGGGGTGAACGCGCATGAGTACATTGATACGACCAGAACTTTCCGAGACTAATCGTTACTGGATTGAGAAACACCGCTATTACGAATTGAAGCATTTCTGCTTACAATACCCATTATGGCGTCATGCGTACAATTCGTTAATAGACTATCCGGGTTCATGGCCGCAATTAGTTCCGCCCTGTAAAACGAATGTTGTTAGTGATCCCGTTACCAAGCACATCGATGAGAGACTGTACTATGCCGACCGCATGAAAATGGTGGAACGGGTCGCAAAAGAAACGGACGAAGAGCTTTCATGTTATATTTTGGAAGCTATAACAGAGGGTATTTCATACGACCATCTGAAAGCCAGAACCGGTATCCCATGTTGCAAGGATGTTTATTATGACTTGTACAGACGGTTTTTCTGGCTGCTTAGTAAGGAGAGACAGTAATGAAGATTGTAGATATTGCAGTGAAAAAAGTCTATCGCTTCAACTGCCCGAATTGCCAGAGTAGGCTTGAAGCCGACAGCAGTGAGCTGACAGACATCGGAGGTAAAGTAAGCAAGTTCTATTGCCCCGTATGCCGTAAAGACCGATATATAACCTGGTCTGACTTACGGAAGAAGATCGTCTACGAGGGTTCGCAAGAATAACAGTGTCCTTTATGGAGAAGTGAGAGCTGATGCACTATAGCATTGGCTCTTTCTTTTTTCTAACTTAGATTAAAACCCGGACGGAGGTGACAGGTATCTGTGTTAAATTAGTATCTGGAAAAATCCCCGGGTTGAAATTTTTGAAAAACAATTTGAAAGGAGATCACCGTGGAAGTTGTCTATGTAGTTATCGGAATTATGATTGGGTTTACCGTCTCATCTATCATTCGCCGAAAGCATCCAGTTGGTTTTTTGCGTATTGACAAGTCTGATCCGGACGGACCCTATCTTTTTCTTGAACTGAAAAAGAGCGTTAATGAAATTATAGCTCAAAGAACTGTCCTATTAGAAGTGAAGCGTGAAGACTTTATTTCGCACAAATAACACTTCCTTTTATGGAACCCTATTAAAACGAAAGGAGAAATGAATATGGGTGAAGAAAACAGAAGTTTGTTGGAAGAGGAGATCAAAGCCGAAATTAAACGCTTGGGATCTCTCGAATCCGGAAGTCAGGAGCATACCACAGCAGTGGATAGCTTAACGAAGCTGTACAAACTGAAGCTCGAAGAGGACAAGAACACCTATGAGCGTCTGGACAAGATCGAGAATCGTGAAATCGATCAAGAGTCCAAGACGGCTCAAATGGCAGAGTCTGTCAAAGATCGATACTTCAGATTTGGTATGGCTGCCGCTGAGCTGGTGCTGCCGTTGATGTTCTACGGCGTTTGGATGAGACGAGGTTTCAAGTTCGAACAGGATGGAACTTTCACCTCTCAGACATTCAGAGGTTTATTCAGTCGATTCAGACCGACTAAGAAATAAACCGGTTCCAAAAACGAAGAGTTCGTGCATACAACACGTTCTCTTCGTTTTTCTCCTGCTCGAAATTTACAAGGGCTATTGTGAGAGATGTAAAAGTGCTTTTTATCTCTTGATAAAATACTGATGGCCGCTATACTTAATAGTGCCACACAATATCAAGGAGGTAATTTGCAATGAGCTTTTTTAACGACGCGCAGAGAGACGGTTTACTTACTGGACGGTATATTTGCAGTGAATGCGGAGGACTTATGGAATTTGAAGACGAGTGGGAAGATACTTTAGTATGCCCGGCTTGCGGTCACTCCGTCGATTTAGAGCATTATGGTATGGAGAACGATGAAGAATATGATGCTCTATATCCGACCAGAGATCAGATCTGCGACGACTAATTAAGACTATTAGCAAAGGGGAAGGAGTCCTGACGAGGGCTCTTTCTCTTTTCTTTTTATAGGTGATGGATATGCGATACCATTTTGACAAACCGGAAATTTACTTGACCTTGTATGGCGAGCGTTATATTTGTGAGCATCCGGTTTACAATAGCTGCACTCTCTACAGAATTGAAGAAAGAGGTTTAGCAGTAATTCAGCAACGATTTGACTCCGAGACGAAAAGTACATGGTGGAGCGAAGTTGACCCTTGGATTACTGACGCTTTATATTTGCACCCTGATTTTCGAGAATACTTTGAAATGAGGGCTGGGGCTTGTACGGACGGACTATACCCTACTGTAACGGTTCGCCAAATTATGTGGGCATTAAAAATGAAGCCTATTCAGAAAGAACGATGGGAAACCGTATTTGATAGACGGGATATCTAAGCGCAAAAAACGCATCTCCCTTTATGAAAAACCATTGAATTTTGAAGGGAGACATGGATTATGAAAACACTAAAGAACAAGCTATATGCTGTAGTATTACTTATTTGTGGGTACTTACCGGTACTTATCGACAAAGATGCAACAGCATTAGTATTCTTTGCGTTTATCGCAATACCGTTGTTCTTTGCAAAAGAAAACTGGATTTATTGAGGATTGAGCCGCCAACAACGGCTCTTTTCTTTTCGCCAAAATTACAACCCCTATTGTGGAAAACGATGCTATTCGAAAGGAGTAAAAGGAGCATGGACGAAATGAAAATTGGTTCTAAATTCACTACGAGCATTATCTCGAAATTGGCGAGTTTGGCAATCCGAAAGAAATTTGGTTATGATGTAAAACTGAATTTGAATGAGGTAAAAGCCACAGTCGTTGACGGAAAGACGCATGTTCATCTGGATATAGATGCCGATCTTGAGAAAGATGAACTTACTAAAATCCTGAAAAGTATTGGTTTGTAAAATCTGAAAGGAGCTGCTAACAACGGCTCTTTTCTTTTGCCGCGCGAAATTTACAAGTCTTATTATGAGAGACGGGTTAGCTCAGTTGGTAGAGCGCCACACTTCCGTGGAGGTCGTCGGTTCGAATCCGATACAGTCTCTCTTGCTTTTTATTTTCGCATGAAAGGAGAAAAGACATGAGCATCGATCAGCTTGATTTAATCTTGTATGACATGTACCGCATGGACGCTTGGCTGCCGCCTTTGTTTGGTAAATGGACTGAAGATTATAAAAAAGCGAGTTACTCACAATGGGCTGTCGACGAGCTCAGAGATTTTATCGCCGAACAGATTTACCCTCGAAGAGAAGGGTCTATTGATGAATTCTGTAAGCTCACGCATGAATTTATGATGAAGACCGCTAAGTATGCGAGGGTGAATCCAAACACGAGTCTTATGTTTCGATCTGCCAGTGAAATGGCAGCGAACATTTTAGACCTACTAAGGGCTATGAAATAACAAAAACATGAAAGGAGAAAAGACATGAGTAAGAACCAAGCAATTCAAAAGTTGCTGCATAAGTCAGGGCTTTGTATCAGGAAATACTCACCTGCTGCGTTGTCTTGTGTAGCATCAGCCGGTGTGGTAGTCACGGCAATTGCAGCAGCCAAAGCGACCCCACGAGCAGTAGCGTTAGTTTACGCAGACAGTCGCAAAAAGCATGATGGCGATCCATATGCGTACACCAAGAAAGAGGCGTTCATCGCTGCATGGAAATGTTATATTCCGGCGGTAGCATTTGGGGCTTCTACTATCGCTTGCATTATTGGTGCCAATGCCTTAAATCGACGCCAACAGGCAGCACTAACAAGTGCGTATGCTCTCGTCCAAGGTTCTTATAAGGAGTATAAAGACAAGCTGAAAGAGCTCTATGGTGAGGAAGCTCATAATGCTATCGTAGATTCTATCGCCAAAGAAAAGTGCAAGGACATCAGTATCTCTGCTAATGGAGGTTGGTACGATTCTTCTCTCGATTTTGGTGAAGGCATGGAGCCAGAAGTCTCCCGCACTTTCTACGATAGCTTTTCACAAAGATATTTTGAGTCGACCATCGAGAAGGTCATTCAGGCTGAGTACCATCTGAACCGCAATTTCATGTTTGCAGGTGTTATTCCTCTAAATGATTTTTACGAGTTTCTCGGACTTGAAAAGACGGAACTCGGAGATGCCGTAGGATGGTCAAGCTGTAATGGCGATATTTATTGGATCGACTTTAACCATCACCGACTCACTTTGGATGACGGCATGGAGATATATGTTATCGACATGGTTTTTGAGTCTACAGCTGAGTGGATGGAAGATCTGTAAGTTCGCAAAAAATACATTTCACTTTATGAAAACGAAAAGGAGGTTTCGCTTTATGAATAATGCAAAATTGGTTAAAATCCTTGGTCTTGTCGCTACCGCAGTAGGTATGGGGGCTACGCTCCTCACTGACTGGGTGAACGAGAAGAAGATGGAAGAAAAAATTGATGAACGCATCAATGAGAAGCTTGCCGCACTTAGCGATGAAGAAGACGAGGAGTCCTAACAAGGGCTCTTCCTCTTTATCCGAACGATATGTGTGATGCAAGCACGGCTGTTTCGATTATTCAACGGTATGTTGACGAGCACCTGTTCAGCCCGTCGTTCACATGGCCAAAGTATGAATTCAGAAAAAGGTCATATCAGCAATGGGCTGCATATGAAATCTGTGATCGAATCTTGGACAAGCCTTTCGATGATCCAATCACCGTCATCGAAAATTTCATGTTCGAGATGGCTATGTATGCTTGTTACGGCGAGGACGAGCAGCGTAGCTTTATATTTCAGAGTGCAGTCGAAACAGCTGAAGAATTAAGTCTACTATTTGTTTAACCGAAAGGAGAAAAGAAACATGAAAGTTTCATACCAAAACTACCGTCAACAGAAGCAGAGTTCTAAGGTTATGAGCTCTTACATTGTACAGGCGGCAACAGAAGCAGAGTTCTAAGGTTATGAGCTCTTACATTGTACAGGCGGCAACAAAAGGAGCAACGGAAGAGGAACTCGATATCCTCTGCCAAGCATATCTGCTCGAACAGAAATACAGACTGTCTGTTAACCCAACGGTAACGGAATCCAGACCAGCCATATGTCACATCCACGAGATTGCAGTATTTGACACTCGCAGTGATGCAGAGAAGGTTTACAGCCAAATGCTCGAAATGGTCGATCAATATGGGATGATTACCGTAAATGACTATTACGAACTTTGCGGCTTTGGGGATAAAACCGCATACGAGTTTAATTATTACGGATGGTCTAAAGACACAGTTTCAAATATGAGCATAGTGCGTATTGGTTCTAATTATATGATTGATGTACCTCGTGCTGTACATTTTTTTCAGATGAAAGGAGAAAATCATGCCTAAACAAAGTTTAGCAAGCATTGCCAAAGGTGTACGGACGGCAATGAAAAAACATAGTCCTGAAATTCTCACCGGTATCGGAATTGCCGGCATGATTACCACCACTGTTATGGCGGTAAAGGCAACCCCAAAAGCTCTGATTCTGCTTGAAGAGAAAAAAGATGAGTTGGATACGGACAGACTTGAGCCGAAGGACATCATCAAAACAGCTTGGCCTTGTTATATTCCGGCAGCTGTCGTAGGCTCAATCTCTGTATTCTGCCTGATTGGGGCAAGCTCGACTAATCTTCGTCGAAATGCTGCGCTGGCAACGGCATATACCCTTTCGGAGTCGACTCTCAAAGAGTATCAGGAAAAAGTCGTTGAGACAATCGGTGAGAAAAAGGAACAGTCCATTCGAGACTCTGTGTCGAAAGACAAGATGGTTAAGAACCCTGTTCGAGAAGTTATTCTCACCGAAAGCGGCGGGAACACAATCTGTTACGATGTCTTATCCGGACGATATTTCAAGTCTGACAGGGATAAGATTACCAGAGTCATGAATGAACTGAATCGGCAGATGCGTGACGAAATGTATGTCACACTAAACGATTTCTACTATGAACTCGGTTTAGACGGAACCAAGATGGGCGATATGCTCGGATGGAACATTGATAAGGGTTACATTGACCTTGCTTTCTCGTCCCAGCTGGATGCAAATGGCACCCCTTGCCTGGTGATTGACTATCAGGTAGCACCAGTTTACGACTATCAGTAAATTTGCCGCGCGAAATTTACAATTTATTTAATGGAAGAACATTCCACAATTTCACACATTTGAAAGGAGATTTCACAATGAACAACAATGAGATTATGAACAACGAGGTCGTTGAAGCTACCGAAGAGGTTATCGAGAACGCTGGTTTGAGCAAGGGCGTAAAGATTGCTGCGGGTATCGGCTTGAGCGTAGTTGTAGGCGTGGTCGTCTACAAGTATGTAGCAAAGCCGGTGATCGCAAACATCAAAGCCCAGATCGAGCAGAAGAAGATGGCTGCTGAGGAGAATACGGTTATCTTGGAAGAATCTGATGTTGCCACTGAAGACAACTAAAAATGCGAATTTGAGAAGTTCGGATAAGGGAGAGTACCTGTAACAAGGTGCTTTCCCTTTTATTCTTTATCTCTCGAAAGGAGGAAAAAATATGCAGCAGTATCAATACGACGGTCCTGTTATGCGATTCGATGATTGCGTACAACATCGCTGGAAAGCAACTACTGTTGCTCCGACAGAAGCGAAAGCGAAGAGCAATCTCGCCTATCGATATAAAAAAGAAAACGGCTTGATGCCGAACACAAAAATTACTCTGCCCGGTAAGCTGATTCCGGCATAAGAAAGGAGATCACCCAGTGGAAGATTACAAATCCAATTCTGATAAAGCTCGTCAGGAGCAGCAGTCAGAAAAGAAAGTTGAGGCGGTTATTACCGGGGCTGCAAAAACTCGAAAGAAAGGCGAAATGCAAAAATTTGCAGATGTCTTTATTGCCGAAGATGCAAACAATGTCAAATCTTATATTTTGATGGAGGTCATTGTGCCTGCTGTCAAGAAAGCGATTTCTGACATTGTCACTACCGGTATCGATATGATCCTGTATGGCGAGGCAGGTCGAAGTAAGAAAAACGGAACGGCGTCTAAGGTGTCTTACCGAAACTATTATGAACGGGACGCGGACAGAGTGCGTGCAGGTTCCGTTGGCAACAGACGCAATACGCCTGATTATGATGATATTCTCTTCGATACCCGTGGAGATGCGGAAGCGGTTCTCGATGCGATGAACGATATCATCAGCCAGTATGGAACGGTGAGTGTATCCGATTTCTATGATCTCGCTCGTGTTCCCAATGATAACTTTACTATGAACCGCTATGGTTGGACAAATATTGGCGGTGCAACTGCGGTACGGGTTCGAGACGGTTATATTCTGAAACTGCCTCGTGCAATCCCGCTGAATTGAAAGGAGAAAAAATAATGCTTGAATGTAAAATTTGTGGCACTAAATTCAATGCCGTTATCGAGAGACATTATCTTGCTCGTGATAACGGAAAAACTGGGTTGGCAGTTGCCTTTGGCTCTACTGCTGAAGAATGCCTGTATGATGCATTTGACTGCCCGATGTGTGGTTGCCAGGTAATCGCAAAAGAGCGTAAGCGTGATTATATTTCGTTTGTCAAGGAGGATGAAGATGATGAACAGATCTGAGACTCTTGATAAAGCAAAGGCTTGTGTATGCGGGCAGAGAGAGAATGAATACGGCTCTCCGGAAGATAATTTCGCCGCTATTGCTGGCTTTTGGAGCGTCTATAAAGGCATTGAATTCACTGCAAATGATGTTGCCATGATGATGGCACTTCTTAAGATTGCACGAATCCGGACAGGCACGGCTACGGACGACAGCTATGTCGATTTGGCTGGATATGCTGCCTGTGGCGCAGAAATCAATTCCAACAAATAATGAAAAGGAGATTTTATAAACATGAAAAATAAGACTGAAATCATGAAGAGCGTGAACGGTGTGGCTTCCAAGACCGTTATGAAGCTCAAGAAACACAGCCCCGAGATTCTCGTTATGGCTGGTATTGCCGGTACGGTCGTAAGTGCCGTTCTCGCTTGCAAGGCTACCACTAAGGTAGCAGAGATTCTCAATGAAACTAAGGGTACTCTCGACACCATTCATGAAGGTATGGAAACCGGTGCAATCAACGGTCAGGAGTATACGACTGAGGACGGCAAGAAGGACACGGTTGTTGTCTATGCCCAGACCGGAATGAAGCTCGCAAAGCTTTATGCTCCTGCTATTATTCTCGGCACTCTGTCCATCACCAGCATTCTGGCATCCAACAATATTCTTCGCAAGCGCAATGTAGCTCTTGGCGCTGCCTATGCCGCTATTGATAAGAGCTTCAAGGAATATCGCGGTCGTGTCATCGAGCGCTTCGGAGAGCAGGTCGATACCGAACTGAAGTATGGCATCAAGGCGAAGAAATTCGAGGAAATCGAAGTTGACCCTGAGACCGGCAAGGAGAAGAAGGTTAAGAAGACCGTGATGGTCGCTGATCCTAATCTCCAGAGCGACTATGCTGTATATTTCGACAGCAAGAGCCGCAACTACGAAACCAACCACGATTATAACCGTATGTTCCTCAAGGCACAGCAGGCATTTGCAAATGACAAACTTCAGACCCGTGGTCACCTCTTCCTGAATGAGGTTCTGGACGATCTTGATCTTCCTCGTACTCCTGCTGGTCAGATTGTCGGCTGGACAAAGGATGGTCCGGATGGCTATGTTAATTTCCGCATCGTTGAGGTAGAGCGCGAGACCGAAGACGGTCGTCATGAGCCGGCACTTCTGCTCGACTTCAATGTTGAGGGCAACATCTGGGAAAAGATGTAATCAATCACCTTCAGACTTGGACTGGGGGTGATATTTTATTGTAAAGGAGTTTTAGCAATGCACATCAAACCACGAGCGATAGCTACCGTTCTCTGCATGATATTTTTCATCGGTTTTGCGGTATGCGGCGTTGTTCGCTCTACAGATAAAGAAACATCGGAGATTAGGCAATCCTATCCGGTTCTTGCAGAGGCAGAGCCGGTGATAATGGCGGATCTTCTGATGGAGTCTCCTGATTTGGAACCAGAGGTGAAGAAAGAGCCAGACTATCCTCTTACACAAGAGGAAATCGACCTCATAGCACTCGTAACCATGGGTGAAGCTGAAGGAGAAACAGAATTGGGAAAACGATTGGTTATCGACACAATCCTTAACCGTATCGATCATCCATCTTTCCCGGATACTGTGTACGATGTTGTTTATCAGCCCAATCAATTCAGTGTGATGTGGAACAGCAGAATTGACCGCTGTTATGTCATGCCTGAGATTGTCGAGTTGGTGAAAGAAGAACTTTTGGAACGGACAAATTACGATTGTGTGTTCTTCATGGCCGGAGGATACAGCAAGTATGGTGAGCCTTTGTTTCAGGAGTGTTGTCACTACTTTTCGAGTTATGACTGAAAGGAGAACATAAAATGAAAGCTTTGTTTTCGTACATTCTTTCCACTATGGCAGGGCTTTGTCTCGTAGGAGGCATTGCTGTTCTCTCTGGTGGAAAGGAGTAAATGATGGATATTTTGGATGACTTCATCTCAACCGTCGACGCCATGCTGGACAGTCGGCGGAAAAGACACATTACTGGCGGGATTCTCCTAAGTGCAGCATTGCTGTTCGGAGGTCTCGCCATTACTGTTGTCACAATTCAAACTGACGAGGAGGAATACGAAGATGAGTAAAACCAGTTTTGCCATGTTTCTGGCTGGAGCCACGGTAGGCGCCGCAGCGACATGGCTTTGCCTTAAACGGTATTACGAGCAGATTGCACAGGAAGAGATCGATTCTGTGAAAGCGGCATTTGCCGAAAGAAAGCCAGTAAACACCAATATTGCCAAGAGCGAAAAGAGCAATGAAAAGCAGGAAGAGAATCAGCATAAGGCAGATATTGCCAAGCTGAAACCCGATCTGGTGAACTATGCAGCTAAGCTCCAGGAAGAGGGTTATACCAATTACACGGAGCATAGCAAGAAAAATACTGAAGAAAAAAAGGATGAGCCTATGCCCAATGAACCTTATGTCATCTCTCCGGACGACTACGGCGAGAATGACAATTATACGCAGATCAGTCTGGTTTATTACGCTGGCGATGGTGTTCTCGCTGATGACGAAGACGAGGTTGTCGAGGATATTGAGGATACCGTTGGTGAGGACTTTGCTGAGCACTTCGGAGAGTATGAGGACGATTCGGTCTTTATTCGTAATGACCGCTTGAGATGCGATTATGAAATTCTCAGAGACAATCGCTCTTTCTCCGATGTGGCTGAAGGCTCCAACTACTAATAGGAGGATCGAATGACTGAAATTGAGCTGAACAATGAATATTTTGAGTGGATGTGTCAGCTCGTATGCAACGAACGATATAGCCGGAGGCTGTCTTATCAGAAGCTTCTCCGTCATCTGCACAATATTGATTTTCAATATATGCTGCCGATGGATGGAAATCGAGCAGAAGATGGGATAGACCTCCGATATCGTTTTGGCTATGAAAAAGAATACGAGGGTTCTACGATTGCCAGTTATCTGGACAACAGCCCTTGCAGTGTATTGGAGATGCTTATTGCCTTAGCGTTTCGTTGCGAAGAACATATTATGACCGACCCGGATATCGGTAACCGCATGGGACAGTGGTTCTGGAACATGATTGTCAGTCTGGGTTTAGGGTCGATGAGTGATTCTCGATTTGATGCGGCGTATACGGACGATGTAATATCTCAATTTATGAACCGCAAATACAAGCGAAATGGCGAAGGCGGTTTGTTTACCGTCGAACGCTGCAAGTATGACATGAGAACTGTTGAAATCTGGTGGCAGATGAATTGGTATTTGGACAGCATCCTATGAAGGAGAATTATCATGATTCATACGCAAGTGTACGGGTTTTTTCAGACATGCTTACCCGACCAGGCAAAGGAGGTAAAAGAATACTTCCCAAATGGTAAAAACAGCATTCGAATTCGCAAAACCAACGGACAGGAATTTATATTTTCGTTGAGAGAGCCGAAGGCTTGGAAGTTTGAAACGATCGATCAATTTCTTGTCGACATGAAAGGAGAAAAGAAACATGGATGAAATGATTCGTTATATTTTCGGAAGTCTTCGCTGCTCCGAAACTGCGATGCATGTGTTTGCTAAGACGCTCAGAAAACAGAGGTCTTTCAATCGCAGCACAGTCATGGTCGCCACGGTTATGACTGTGCACATGCTTATCCAGGACTTGGAGATTCGCAGTATGCGTGACGAGATCGGGAACCTTAAAAACGAAATCAAGGAGCTTAGAAAAACGGAAGGAGACTAAAGAACTTCGATGATCGACTTTTTAATGATTTCGACCCGTAGTACGAAGCGTGGTGTAATAGAAATCTATCCGAAGTTTATCATTAAGAAAAGCTCCGACCTGATGATTAGAGGCGGTGACTTCTATGCCATTTGGTTAGAAGACCGAGGTTTATGGTCTACGGATGAGCAAGATGCGCTCCAGCTTATTGACCGGGAACTTGACAAGTATGCAGAGGAAAACCGCAAAAACTTTGATTCAAGTATTAAAGTTCTGCACATGTGGGATTCCGAATCCGGAATGATCGATTCGTGGCACAAATACTGTCAAAAGCAGATGCGAGACTCTTTCCACATGCTTGATGAGAAACTTATATTCTCCAATACTCCGACGAACAAAAAAGACTATGCAAGTAAGCGGCTGAACTATCCTCTTGAGGAAGGGACCACGGATGCATGGAATAAGTTGATGTCCACAATTTACTCTGAAGAAGAGCGAACAAAAATTGAATGGGCTATTGGTTCTATTGTCTGTGGAGAGTCGAAGAAATTGCAGAAATTTATGGTTCTGTATGGTGCAGCAGGTACGGGTAAGTCTACGGTTCTGAACATTGTTCAGCAGCTCTTTGAAGGATATTACTCCGTCTTCGACGCGAAAGCATTGGGTTCGTCCAGTAATTCCTTTGCATTAGAGGCATTCAAGACGAATCCTCTTGTGGCAATTCAGCATGACGGTGACTTATCTCGCATCGAGGATAACACCCGACTGAATAGTTTGGTTTCTCACGAGCTGATGACAGTAAATGAAAAGTTCAAATCGACCTACGCAAACCGCTTCAAGTGCTTCCTGTTCATGGGCACCAATAAACCGGTCAAGATTACGGACGCAAAGTCAGGTCTTATCAGACGGTTGATCGATGTGTCCCCTTCCGGAAATAAATTAAGTCCCAAGGAATACAAGGCGGTGACAAAGCAGATCGAATTTGAACTCGGTGCAATTGCTTATCATTGCCAGGAAGTCTATCTGGAGAATCCGGGCAGATATGATGATTATATTCCCGTGACGATGCTCGGTGCATCTAATGATTTCTATAACTTCATTATTGATTCTTACCATGTCTTCAAGAAAGAAGACGGGACAACTCTCAAAGCCTCATGGGAGATGTATAAAACCTATTGCGATGAGGCAAAAGTTACCTTCCCGTTCTCTCAGAGGATATTTAAGGAGGAACTGAAAAACTACTTCCGGGATTACAAGGAGAGATTCAATCTTGATGACGGAACTCGTGTGCGAAGCTATTACATTGGCTTTCGAACCGAAAAATTCGAGGATAAGGCACTTACCGAGCAAGACGAGCCTGAGCATAAACTGATCGAATTCTTAAAACAGAAATCGGTCTTCGATAGAGAATGCGCAGATTGTCCTGCTCAGTATGCTTCGGCTAAAGAGACACCAACTTCCAAATGGGATGAAGTTTCAACTAAGCTAAGCAACTTGACGACATCAAGATTGCATTATGTGAAAGTCCCGGAGAACCACATTGTTATCGACTTTGATATTCAGGATAAGGACGGCAATAAGTCGTATGAACTGAATCTCAAAGAAGCGAGTAAATGGCCGCCGACCTATGCTGAACTCAGCAAAAGCGGTCAGGGCATCCACCTTCATTATATTTATGCTGGTGATGTCAGCAAGCTCAGCCGAGTGTATGACGATCATATTGAAGTGAAGGTCTTCACCGGTAAAAGCTCGCTGCGCAGAAAGCTGACAAAGTGTAATGATCTGCCTATCGCAACGATCAACTCGGGTTTACCACTGAAAGGAGAAAAACAAGTGATAAATTTTGAAGGAGTGAAGAGCGAGAAAGGGCTTAGAACGCAAATCAAGCGAAATCTCAACAAGGAGTACCATCCGGCAACAAAGCCCAGTATCGACTTCATTTACAAGATTCTTGAGGATGCTTATGCAAGCGGACTCAATTATGACGTGACTGATATGCGCAATGCTGTCTTGGCATTTGCAGCGAGCAGCACACATCAGGCGGATTACTGTATCAAGTTAGTCAACAAGATGCAGTTTAAGTCCGCAGACCAGTCAGCAGGAGCAAAAAATGATGATGCCAAGCTCGTGTTCTATGATGTTGAGGTATTTCCGAACCTGTTCTTGGTGAACTGGAAAATCGAGGGCGAGGGTAAGCCGGTGGTTCGTATGATTAACCCTACCCCGACTGAGATTGAAGAGCTGATGCGATTCCGTCTGGTTGGCTTCAACTGCCGTCGATACGACAACCATATTCTCTATGCTCGGCTGATGGGGTATACGAACGAACAGCTTTATAATCTCTCGACAAAGATCATCAACGGCAGCGCAAATTGCTTCTTTGGCGAAGCCTATAATGTGTCGTATACGGATGTGTATGACTTTTCCAGTAAGAAGCAGTCCCTTAAGAAGTTCGAGATTGAACTGGGTATTCACCATCAGGAACTTGGTCTGCCTTGGGACAAGCCTGTGCCGGAGGAGCTTTGGACTAAGGTTGCTGAGTATTGCGACAACGATGTCATTGCGACAGAAGCAACCTTTAATGCTCGTAAGGCGGACTTCACGGCTCGTCAGATTCTGGCAGATGTGGCGGGGATGTCCGTCAATGATACAACGAACTCGCTGACTACCAGAATTATATTTGGTAACAACCGCAAGCCTCAGGATCAGTTCAATTACCGTTTCATGGGTGACGAGAGTCAAATCTTCGACCCTAATGCGGATCTTCCGTTTACAATGGGGCTTGAAGACTACGACGAGTTCACACAGTTCGATAAAAACCATCGTCCCATCTTTCCTGGCTACACATTTGAGGGCGGTAAGTCCGTCTACAGAGGCGAAGAAGTTGGTGAGGGCGGCTATGTATATTCTGAACCCGGCATGTACAGCAACATTGCTCTGCTGGATATTGCATCCATGCATCCGAGCAGTATCGTAGCGGAAGAACTCTTCGGACCGGAATACACAAAGCGATTCAACGAAATTCTTCAGGCTCGTATTGCAATCAAGCATAAGGATTTTGATAAAGCCAAGAAAATGCTGGGCGGTGCATTGGCTAAATACCTGACTGATGAAAATGCAGCGGCTGATTTGGCGCAGGCTCTGAAGATTGCAATTAACTCGGTATATGGTCTGACCTCAGCTGGGTTTGAAAATCCGTTCCGAGATAATCGTAACAAGGATAACATCGTCGCGAAGCGTGGAGCTCTGTTTATGGTCAATCTCAAGCACGCTGTTCAGAGTCAGGGCTTTACTGTAGCGCACATCAAAACCGACTCCATCAAGATTCCAGACGCAACGCCTGAGATCATCAAGTTCGTGACTGAATACGGCAAGCTGTATGGGTACAACTTTGAACACGAAGCAACCTACGACCGTATGTGTCTGGTAAACGATGCGGTTTATATTGCTCGTTATGCTACAGTCGAGAAGTGCTGTGACCTGTACGGGAAAAAGTACATCGATTCTGCAAAGGATATTTGCAAGGAGAACAAGAAGCATCCGTATGCGTGGACGGCAACCGGTACACAGTTCCAGATTCCTTATGTTTTCAAGACGCTCTTCAGCAAAGAGAACATCGAGTTCGAGGATATGTGCGAGACGAAATCTGTAACTTCCTCGCTCTATCTTGACATGAACGAGGCTCTGCCGGATGTGTCTAAGCTTGAAGACGAGGTTGCCACACTGAAGAAAAAGTACGCTGACACAAACGGCGATTATCCCTTTGATATCGATGCAGAAATTCAGAGTAAGACAGCTGAAATTGCTAAGGGTCATGACTACCACTTCATCGGAAAAGTTGGTCAGTTCTGCCCGATTAAGCCTGGCTGCGGAGGCGGCATCCTGCTTCGTGAAACAGAAAACAAGAAGACTGGTGAAAAGGGTTACGCTGCTGCTACGGGTTCTAAGGGCTTCCGCTGGCTTGAGTCCGAGATGGTCAAGCAGCTGGACAAACAGGGCGACATTGACCGTGGTTATTACAACAGCATGGTAGACGAAGCAGTCAAGTCTCTGTCTGTTTATGGTGACTTCGAACGCTTTGCGGCGGACGAACCGTATGTTTCGGATAACACACCACCGTGGTTCGGAGCTGGCGAGCCTCATGAGGACGATACTACGCCGTTTGATGTGAGGTAATGCTTATGATTTTAATTCTGTTAATTGCTGTGTTCATTTATATTTTGTGCACGGCTGATTCTACCGAGTCCTGTATTCCCAATGAGGAGTGCAGGACTTGTCCATTTCCATGCGATAAACGCAAAAATTGAAAGGAGAAACTAATTATGGCTTACAAAGCAGTAGACAACATCATCATCGAGAATGCTCGAATTATCTTCCGCAACTTTAAGGGTGAGGAGTCCAAGTACAATCGTGCTGGCTCTCGCAATTTCTGCGTGGTCATTGAAGATCCCGATATGGCGCAGAAGCTTATTGCGGATGGCTGGAATGTTCGTGTTCTGGCTCCTCGTGATGAGGACGAGGCTCCTCGCCATTATATTCAGGTGGCGGTCAGCTTCGACAACATTCCCCCGAAGGTTATTATGATTACTCGTCGAGCTAAGACTCAGCTGGATGAGGAGTCTATCGGAACTCTGGACTTCGCAGAGATCCGCAATGTCGACCTGACTATCCGTCCCTACAACTGGGAGGTCAATGGTAAGACTGGCGTCAAGGCATACCTTAAGACGATGTATGTCACCATTGAGGAAGACGAATTCGCTGAAAAGTATGCCGAAACTGAGGGTCCTGAGGAGATACCCTTCTAAAGGTGAATAGGTGCCAGCTTAGTACATGTCTGGTTAAATGTCCAGTAAGGTCTCGATTAGGTGTGCACGCCTATGATGGTAAGAGGAAACAGCCTATTCCCCTTTAGTAACCGAAAGGAGGTAAAGCCATGTTGTGGCAGAAAAAGAAGAAACGCAAAAAGGCTACCAAGCCTAAAGCAGTTACTTTAGTTGCTCCTCAGCAGCCGGTGGAAGAGATTCCGCAAACGACTGAGCCTGAGGAAAAAGAAGAAACGCCAAAGCAAAAAAAGCCCGCTGGGGAAAAATACAAAAAGGTTTTGTCTCCGGAAAAAGCTTTCTTAGATGCATTCGGACGATTGACCAATCGACATCGGGCTTGGGATGTTTGGCGTGACTTCATCACTATGTTCGCTTGTTCGCTATCTAATCCTCTCGATAAGGAGCACCGGGATAAGCGAGAAGCGTTATATTTGGAAATCATCAAAAAGTACAATAAGCAGGAACAAGAGGTGTTTCCTGAACTGGCTGCTCAGACTGTCTTGGCTTTGGAAGAAAATCCGGAGCAGGACTTTCTGGGCAGCATTTTCATGTCCCTTAAGCTCGGTGACGAGCATAACGGTCAGATCTTTACACCGTATCATGTCTGTGAACTAATGGCTGAAATGACGATGGATGATGTTGTAAAAAAGGTAGAACAGGACGGTTATATTTCAATCAACGATCCTTGCTGCGGTGCCGGAGCCACATTGATTGCCGGAATCAACGCTGCAAGGAAGCAGTTGGAAAAAACAAATCTGAACTACCAAAATCATCTTCTCGTCGTTGCACAGGATATCGATGAAACGGTGGCGCTGATGTGTTATATTCAGCTTTCACTTTTGGGGGTAGCAGGATATGTAAAGGTTGGAAACTCTCTGACAGAACCGATGACGGACAACGACGACAAAGAGAATTACTGGTTCACTCCAATGTATTTTTCTAATGTCTGGGTGCTGCGTCGGATCTTCGGAGGGCGCTGATGGCAGGCATATCACTTCGAGACTATCAAACAGATGCTGTTGAGAGAATGAAAAACGGCTGCATTCTCTGTGGCGGTGTCGGTAGTGGCAAATCCAGAACAGCTTTAGCCTATTATTACAAACAGAATGGCGGTAAGCTCGGCACAAAGAGTTATATTCGGATGCCGGGTACGCCAAAAGACCTGTACATCATCACCACGGCGAGAAAGAGAGATACTTTGGAATGGGAGGGTGAGCTTTCGCCCTTCCTTCTCTCTGTTCACGCGGAAGTCAATACCTATAAAAATAAGGTCGTCGTTGATTCCTGGAACAATATCGGGAAGTATGCAACGGTTACGGACGCATTCTTTATATTTGACGAGCAGCGCGTTGTCGGTTCGGGTGCATGGGTAAAAGCATTTCTGAAAATCGCCAAGTTTAATGAATGGATTCTACTATCCGCAACCCCAGGAGACACATGGGAGGATTATATTCCTGTCTTCGTAGCAAACGGCTTTTACAAAAACCGTACAGCTTTCAAAGAAGAGCACATGGTCATGACCTGGGTGAATGGAAAGTATCCGAAAGTAGACAGATATTTGGGAGTGGGACGACTCATCCGGCTTCGTAATCGCATTCTGGTGGATATGGATTTTAAGCGGGAAACCTGTTCGCACCATGAGGATGTCTATGTCAGTTATGATGTTGCAAAGTATAAAGAGACAAGCCGTCTTCGCTGGAATCCATATAAAAACGAGCCAATTGTCAATGCTGGGGAGCTCTGCTATGTATGGCGACGCATCGTAAACGAGGATGAGTCCAGACAAATCGCTCTAATGGAACTGTTTGAGAAGCATCCTAAAATGATTGTCTTCTACAATTTCGACTATGAACTTTATATTCTGAAAAATCTCTACTATGGAGAAAATGTTGAGATTGCAGAATGGAACGGTCACAAGCATCAACCGATTCCAACTTGTGACAGTTGGGTGTATCTGGTTCAGTATACTGCTGGAGCCGAAGGATGGAACTGCATTAGTACGGATACCATTGTGTTTTACTCGCAGAACTACTCCTACAAAATTATGAAGCAATCAGCAGGACGAACTGACCGCTTAAATACACCGTTCAAAGATTTGTATTACTACCATCTGAAGTCCCGTTCCGGCATTGATTTGGCTATCAGTAGAGCATTGAGCGAGAAACGGAATTTCAACGAAACCAAGTATGTCGGCAGCTATAAACCCAAAGCTGCCTGAGAAAGGAAAAAAGATGATAACAATTGATGTCGCGGAGTATTGCTCTGCTTGCATGGACTTCGATCCAGATGTTCAACGACCGCAAAAAGCATACGGAATGAGTGAAGAGATCGTCATATCCGACACGGTCATTCGATGCTCAAATCGAAATCGGTGCAAAAACATTGAGCGATACCTGAGAAAGAAGGTGACGAACGATGGCGTTGGCAAGACTGACGAAGCAATGCCATGAATGTCCTTTTGTCGAGACCTGTGAGCACAAGGAAATGGAAGCATTGGGATATTTACCAGAACCGATTATGGCAGATGTCAAAGTCCCGGTTACTGCTGATATAGCAGCTCCCATTTTGAGAGAAACTGTAAGCCGTGTAGTAGACGGCAAAGTTGTAACAATGTATAAGGACGAGTTGGAGAAGATCCTTTATAAGGATTTATATTCTCATCTCGGACTTCAGATTGGAGGATAATATATGCCTGAATACGAAAAAGATACATTATATCGTCCAGAAACGAAGAAGAGTGGCAGCCTTGCTTATAAAATCGGGCAGGCTATCGCTATTCTGATGTCTTTGTGTGCCAGTGCGATTATCGTAGCTGCGACGATCAAGCTTATTATGTGGATTTTGTAAGGAGTTTTTGCAGATGAATGAAGAAAAGGAAGTCTATTTTGACCAGTATTGCAAATCGTGCAAGCACCACGGTCTTGAAGAGTCCAAAGACCCGTGCAATGACTGTCTCGCAGAACCCGGCAATACAAATTCCCACAAACCAATGAACTATGAAAGCAAAAACAATTCTTGATACCGAGAAAAAGGATGCGATTGATATTGCAACGGAACTTTGCTATAGCGAAGAAGTTAAGAGAAAAATTGCACAGGCAAAATCTGTTTATGAAATTGGTCGCATCCTTAAACAGGCACGGCTCGATCAAGAGTGATATTTCTGAAAGGAGAAAAGAAACATGAATCTTGAGGAGTTCAGAAAGGCACTTTCGTCAGATGCTACCGAAGAGAATACACAACTGAAAAGACAGTTGTCAGACCTTCAGACTGAATACCATGAAAAGCTTTCAAAACTCGAAAATGAAAACGATTCACTTAAAGAAAGTTGTCGGGTTTTATGCAATCGATGCTTTACTCTTACGAGAGGTGTTACTTGTCTATTTTGTGGTCTCGATTACCCCTGCCCTCATATGCCGGGGCTTGAGGAACAGGTGGCTATGGCTCATAAATTGAGAAAGGAGATCGAAAAAAATGGCTAATGGGTATCGTAATGCTCTTGTTCAGCAAATAAAAGACGCAGGTCAAGAACTTATCAACCGAGCTGAATCGATGGTGCATCCCGAAAATGATTTAATCACTGATTTTTCCATAGTAATCCATTTCGAGCAGCATGAGGTACCTACAATCGACTACACAACCAGCGTGGTAAACAAAGTTGCTTGCGATCGGGTTATCTATCAGAAAGGAGAATCCAATGTCTCAAAAATATGATGAATATCTGGAAAAACACAGGCAAGCTGTAAAAAAGGCTTATCAGTGGATTGCTGCTTATATTCCAGAACTGACAGATGTGGAGGCGACTCGAAATATTGAGTTCCATGATATGTCGAAGAATACGCCAGATGAGTACACGCCTTATGACAACTATTTCTATGGGGAGCAAACCCCAGCAATCATCGAGGCGTTTAACCGGGCATGGCTTATGCATATCCACCGAAACCCCCATCATTGGCAGTATTGGGTCTTAATCAACGACGAACCTAAAGAAGGAACTATCCTTATCGAAATGCCGTATCCATACATTATTGAGATGATCTGTGACTGGTGGGCATTCAGCTGGATTAAAGGTGACCTTTCCGAAATGTTTGCCTGGTATAAAGACCATGCCGATTATATTAAGTTACACAATAACACTCGTTCGATTGTAGAAGAAATTCTGGAAATGATTCGGATGAAGCTTGCGGAGGTAGAAAATGCTGAAAATTGAAAACGCCGAGGTTATGGGCTGGGAGCACGCCATTCGTGGTATGAGGAACCCTAAGAACTCTTGGGAGAAGACGGACTCATATCCTGCTGTTGACTGTGGAAAGTGCGGTAAAATCGAGCGAGAGGGTATTTGCACAAAAGATGACCGTGATTGTACGGGCTTTGAATGCTTTGAAGTGGGTCCGAACGATCTGAAGCTCATGACTACCCTCCGCAACGCCGGCACCGATCACCGTAAGTTCATGCGGATGATTACGGTCTATCTTGACATCACCGCCCCACTGTATTGGTGGAAGGAGTTTGACACCTACAAGGTTGGTACGGTTGCCAATTCTTGCTCGACGATGCATAAGATCGCGGATAAGGAGTTTACGCTGGCGGATTTTAGTTGCGAGCATCTGGATCGCGAACCTTATCATCGCAACTGGATCGAGAGCGTAATCGTCGATGAAGATATCACTTCGCCACACAAGGTATGGATGACACCATTTGATGTTCTTAGATGCACGATCGAGATGCTAAACGCATATCGTGAAAACTACCTTGAAACCAAGGATAAACAGGATTGGTGGCAGATGATCCAGCTTCTCCCGAGCTCTTACAACCAGCGCCGGACAGTTATGCTGAACTACGAGGTTCTGGCGAACATCTATAAGTCCCGTCGGAACCACAAGCTCGACGAGTGGCATACGTTCTGTGACTGGATTGAGAGTCTGCCTTATTCTGAGCTGATTACTGGCGAAAAGAAAGGATGAAAGATGATGAAATTCGTAGTCAATCAGCTTCCTTATTACGGAGAGCTGTGTCCACTATGGACGATGTGCAGTAAAAACGCAAAGGAACATGAATGCCCGAGATACTGGGATAAATATAAAGTCTGCTCGGATGAAAACCCACATGAATGTGAGCACCTTATCGAGACGGAGAAACTCTAATAAACGGTTTCCTGCACGAAAAATACACCCCCTATTATGAAAGGAGGTAACGCATAATGAATTATTTTCTGGCAGTTAATGATCGGCAACTCGGCACTTGTTTGAGGATGCTGTTTGCTGAAAAACTTCAACCTGCTGTCCAAACCGTGTTGAACGAAAAGGGCAAGATTGAGTTTCATATCAGCATTGCAGCAGATCAGGAAGTGTTCGAAGAGCTGAACGAGCGCTACAAGATCATGATTTCGTAAGTTACTCGATTTCAAAGGTAAAGGGGCCGTAACAAGCCCTTTTACTTTTGTTATATTTGTGGTAACATACTATAAGGAGGCGATGCCGATGAAAGTCAAATCCAGAATGTCCTGTCCGGTTCGAAGAAAAGACGGCACATGGACAACTGTTATCAAAGAATTTGAAGAAGATATTCCGGATCTCGGACGAGAAGAGCTTATCTGCAACAAATGTGGGCGCCCTGATTATCCGAAATGTAAGGAAACGGTTTGTGAAGCCTGGAAATACCACAAATCGAAAAAATAACAGGTTATGTAAGAGCTGAGGTTAAACCTTGGCTCTTATTTTTGTGTAAAGGAGAAAATCATGCTTGCCAGAGAAGCGACAAAAGCGGATATTCAGGCTGTTTATGACCGTCTGCGGAAAGCAAAAGAACAACGTCAGCTTGATATTCAAATAAACCAGGCTATTGCACTGGTAAATCGTAATCACAGGAGGAAAAAATATGACACCGAACGATTATCAGCAGGCAGCTCTTCGCACAGCCCCAGGAGATTTACCGCCTGAGAAACTTCTACTCAATGGCTTAATGGGACTGAACGGAGAAGCCGGCGAAGCAATTGATATTTTGAAAAAGCATCTGTTTCAGGGGCATGAGCTGGACACTGCACATATGGCTAAAGAGCTTGGAGATGTGGCTTGGTATCTCGCTGTAAGTGCAAACGCTATTGGATATGACCTTGAAACCATTATGCAGATGAATGTGGATAAACTGAAAGCCAGGTATCCGGATGGTTTCGACACTGAACACAGTCTGCATCGCAATCAGGATGATATTTAAGGAGGGTTTTCTATGAATGAACAATTCGGAGAAAAGGTAAAAGCTATTTTTGATAGTATTACCGTTCTTCAAGCAAAGGACAGCGACTTGAAACGAGATAACGCCAACATCAACGGTGACTCCCCTATGGGGGCTATGCTGCAATATGGTGCCAATACCGCCAAGGAGTACAATCTGGAGTATTTGATTAAACCTGCAATTGCAGAACTTCACCGCGATGGATGGATTCATATACACGATCTTGACTTCTATGCATGGACGACGACCTGCACGCAGATTGAGCTTCGCAAGCTCTTCAAGAATGGATTCAATACCGGACACGGTCATCTGAGAGCACCAAAAAGCATCGGTTCGTATGCTGCTCTGGCTGCTATTGCCATTCAGTCGAATCAAAATGACCAGCATGGCGGACAGAGTGTCGTGGACTTCGATTATGCTATGGCCGAAGGTGTCCGTTACACCTATCAAAAATATCTGAAAGAAGGCTATGAGATTTGCGAACGCCTCAACAATCTGAAAGATAAAGCATGGATTCTCGACTATGCTATGGAAAAGACCACCCGTGATACCTATCAGGCTATGGAGGGGTTTATTCATAATCTGAATACCATGCATTCCCGCGCCGGCGCTCAAGTTCCATTCAGCTCTATTAACTATGGCACAGATACATCTTGGGAAGGTCGTCTTGCTATTGAACAGCTTCTACTTGCTACAGAAGCAGGACTCGGTCATGGCGAAACACCTATCTTCCCGATTCAGATTTTCCGTGTCAAAGAGGGAATCAACTATAATCCCGATGACCCAAACTATGACATGTTTAAACTGGCGATGAAGGTCAGTGCAAAGCGTCTGTTTCCTAACTTCGCTTTTATTGACGCACCTTTCAATCTCCAGTATTACAAGCCCGGTCATCCTGAAACGGAGGTTGCCTACATGGGCTGCCGTACTCGTGTAATGGGTAATCTTTATGACCCGTCTCGTGAGATCGCTCCCGGCAGAGGTAATCTGAGTTTCACTTCTATCAATCTTCCGAGGCTTGCTATTGTGGTCGATGGCGATATTCCTCAGTTTTTCAAACTGCTTGACGGAATGCTCGACAAAACCATGCAGCAGCTTATCGATCGATATGAGATTCAAGCGTCAAGAGTAGTTAGAAACTTTCCGTTCCTCATGGGAGAAGGCGTATGGATGGACTCTGACAAGCTTGGACCGGATGACGAGGTTGGAGAGGTACTGAAACACGGAACCCTCTCGATCGGTTTCTGTGGGCTTGCAGAGTGTCTTGTGGCATTGACAGGGCATCATCATGGTGAAGACGAAGCATCTCAGGAACTCGGCTTGCGCATCGTCGGTTATATTCGGAACTATTGTGATGAAAAAAGCAAGCAGTTTGGTATGAATGTAACCTGTCTTGCTACTCCTGCGGAAAGCTTAGCCGGACGCTTACTTAGGGCTGACCGAAAAGAATTCGGTATTATTAAGGGAGTTACCGATCATGACTACTACACTAACAGTTTTCATGTTCCGGTCTATTATCATCTCCCGGCTCTTAAGAAGATCGACATTGAAGCTCCATACCATGCTCTTACCAATGCCGGTCATATTTCCTATGTAGAACTGGACGGTGATCCGACCAAAAACCTGGCTGCTTTTGAGCGTGTTGTAAGACACATGAAAGAAGCTGGTATTGGTTACGGAAGCATCAATCATCCTGTAGACCGAGATCCTGTCTGCGGTTATAACGGAATTATCAATGATACATGCCCCTGCTGCGGACGGAGCGAAGCCGATGGAGTTCCGTTCGAACGCATTCGTCGCATCACTGGATATTTGGTCGGAACTCTTGATAAGTGGAATGATGCTAAGCGTGCGGAGGAGCGAGATCGTGTCAAACATGAAGTTGATTCGAATTTCGGGGATTGAACCGGAATCCATTGTTGATGGAGAAGGCATCCGATATGTGATATTTACACAGGGTTGTCCTCATCATTGCACCAGCTGTCATAATACTCAAACTCACCCGTTCGGTGGCGGAAAACTCGTGTCGATCGAAGATATACTCGATGATATTTCAAAAAGAAAAAATTGGATAGACGGCATCACCATTTCCGGAGGCGAGCCGTTCTGTCAGATTTACCAGTGTGCTCTGATCGCTGAAAAAGCTCATCAAATGGGACTCAGCGTTTGGTGCTACACTGGTTATCTTTTTGAAGACTTGTACAGGCAAGGCATCGAGCTTCTGAAACATATCGATGTGCTTGTTGACGGCCCGTTCGTACAGGCTGAAAAATCGTTGGAGCTTGACTTCAGAGGAAGCCGTAATCAGCGAGTCATTGATATTCCGGAAAGCTTGAAAGACGGCGTAGCGATCTTGAAACAAACTTAGAAGAAAGGAGTACCTGCATCATGGCGAACACTACTAATCCTCGACGAAATGCCGAAGGATATCCTGACCCGACCGCTTACGAAGCCCTCAAGAATATTGATCGTGAAGAAGACGAAAGATTTCATAGACTGCTGCATACACTGTTTTACTTGTGCGAGTTGGCTGGCTTTGAGATCGAAGGTCGGATTATTCTGATTGATAAACGGAACGGACGGGTTTGGAGATGAGAGAAATGAGTCCGTACATACTTGAAAATTGTGTAAATTTTAGCCCACTTTTGTTTAGCGGATTCGGGCAAAAGCCCACTTTTGAAAAAATTTTTGAGCGTGTACGGACAATTTTCCTGAAAAAAGCCCAAAAAAAGTGGGCAAAAGCCCGGTTTTGAAAACCAAAAGTGGGCAGAAAAATTCGGAGGCATTTTCTGAAAATGGCACTTTTTGAGCGTTTTTTGCCCCAAAATGGCCAATTTGCGCCGATTTGAAATTTTTCTTGTGAAAAAAGCCCACTTTCCCACTTTTATTTCTTATTTAATTGTGATAAAAAGTTTTAATAAATATATAAATAGGGCGAGAAAAGTGGGCATTTGACCAAAAGCCAAAATACATAGCACAAGTCGATGGAAATGTCAAGACTTTTTACCGAAAGTTCTTTCTTTTTCTTTCAGACTGTGCTATACTATAAGCGCCACACAATCTAATATGTTCAAGTCGTTTAGGGAAAACTGCTTTGGTAAAAAGTGTTTTCTCTCTTTACTCATTTCATTTGTCCCTTTGCGGCTTGATTGAGATTGTGTGGCAACAATGAGGGTTGACACTTTTTCAGTGCGTCTCTCGTTGTGGGGGCGCACTTTTTTAATGCCCTCGGAAAGGATGGGATAATGAGATGAGAAAGTTCTTGGCAGCGTGCATGGCGATTGTCATGATATTTACGATTGCAGGTTGCAGTTCAGAGGGGCATGAAGGAGAAGCTAAAACTCCATCGGGTTCCAGTATTCAAAAAGGCAAGGATTATCAAAAAGTAGTTGACGAATTTGAAAGTAGTGGTTTCACAAACATCAAACTTAAAAAACTTGACGACCTTGTTACCGGTTGGCTTACAAAAGACGGTGAGGTTGAATCTGTTTCCGTAGATGGCGATACTGGATACTCTGCTGATACTTGGTATCCGGCTGATGCCGAGGTCGTAATCACATATCACACATTCCCGGAAAAAGAAACTTCTGAAACAGATAGCGAATTCGTTTCAACCGAAGAGCCTGCTGTTGATATTTTGACAGTAGATAATTCTCCAGAATTGGCAGCAATGCTTTCTCTTAAAGCAGATATGGATCAATCGTATGCCGATTTTGCAGAGGCTCATAAGAATCAGGTTATTGAGTTTGATGGCTGTATTACCTATCTTACAAACCACGATAATTACGACACCCGATATGATTTGCTAATCAGTGCTGGAGACTATGTGGATGAAAATACTGCAAACCCTGGTCCAACTTTTAAGTTTAAGGATGTTGGGGTATATGATTTAGGAGACGGACTTACGCTTGCTGATTATATCAAAGTCGGCAGCAATGTAAGAATACAGGCTAAAGTGCGGAGCTACAATTCTGATACCGGTCTCTTTGAACTTGACCCAGTAAGTGTAGAAGCTCGATAACAAACAACTTTATATTTGACCGAGATGCTTAAACGGTGTCTCGGTCTTTTTTTTTTGCCTTTTTCCGCCGCGCGAAAAATACATCCCCTTTTATGAAGAGAGGAGTAAAAAAGCTATTTTTAAGAATAGACATTCTCTTTTCAGTTTTGAAAAACTACATGAAAGGAGGCTCATTTGCCAATGCTCGAAAGTCAATTTCAATCGAAGCTCATTAAGGAGCTTAAGAAACTTTTTCCGGGTTGCATCGTGATGAAAAGCGACTCTGGATATTTACAGGGCATTCCTGATCTGCTTATTCTGTTCAATGACAAATGGGCTGCTCTGGAATGTAAACAACACGCTGGCGCAAAAAAGCAACCGAACCAAGAATATTATGTGGGCAAGATGGACGAGATGTCTTTTTCCAGATTTATTTGCCCCGAGAACAAGGAGGAAGTGCTGCATGATCTTCAACAATCATTCCAATCTTGAAGGGCAACACGCTTTTCTTGGTGCCAGCAAGTATCATTGGATTAACTATGATGAAACAAAAGTAGCCGATGCTTATTCAAAGTTTTTGGCCACACAGCGAGGAACCGTTCTACATGACTTTGCATGTCAATGTATCACTTTGGGGCAAAAACTCCCTAAGTCACAGAAAACATTGAACATGTATGTCAATGACGCAATTAGTTTTCGTATGGTGCCTGAACAGATTCTGTTTTATTCAGAAAATTGCTTTGGCACCGCCGATACGATTGTGTTTCGGAATGGTACGCTTCGTATTCACGATTTGAAGACCGGTGTCGTGCCGGCGCACATGGAGCAGCTTGAAATATACGCTGCTCTTTTTTGTTTGGAATACAAGGTGAAACCATCGGAAATCGAGATGGAACTTCGTCTGTATCAGAACAATGAAATTCTATATCACACGCCTACTGCCGAAGATATTGTTCCAATCATGGACAAAATTATTACCTTCGACAAGGTTATTAGAAAAATCAGAGAACAGGAGGGTTAAACCATGAGTCTCACGGATGATATTTTAATGCATTACGGTATGCCCAGAAGGTCTGGTCGTTATCCTTGGGGTTCGGGTGATAACCCTTATCAGCACAGCGGTGATTTTCTCTCTCGTGTGGAAGAACTGAAAAAGTCTAATTTCACCTTTACCGATAAAGATGGAAAAACTTACACAGGAGAAGTGGCCATTGCAAAATCTATGGGCTTGAGTACAACCCAATTTCGTACCCAGATGAGCCTTGCAAAGGACGAACGCCGTTCTGCTGATGTCGCTACGGCTAAGGCTCTTCGTGCTAAGGGTTATAGTTTGAATGAAATCGCTGACAAGATGGGCTTTGCTAACGATTCTTCGGTTCGCTCACTTTTGAATGAGAGTTCCGAAGCTCGTATGAATCAGGCAAAGCAGACCGCTGAATTTCTGAAAAAACAGATTTCGGAAAAAGGCATGATCGATGTCGGAACCGGAGTCGAAAGAGAGCTTGGTATTTCGAAAGAGAAAATGAACCAGGCTCTTTATATTTTGGAAATGGAAGGCTATCACATCTATGGCGGCGGTGTCCCTCAGGTAACAAATCCGGGTAAGCAAACAAACATCAAGGTTCTCTGCCCTCCAGGAACAGAGCATAAAGAGATTTATAATTTTGAGAAGGTTCATTCTGTCAGAGACTATGTGTCTCATGATGACGGCGAGACTTTCGATAAGTTCGTCTATCCCAAAAGCATGGATTCAAGTCGCTTGAAAATCCGTTATGCAGAAGACGGCGGAATTCAGAAAGATGGTGTCATTGAAATTCGTCGCGGTGTAGATGACTTGTCTCTTGGTGATTCCCATTATGCTCAGGTTCGCATTCTGGTGGACGGCAATAGATATTTGAAAGGAATGGCTGTTTATTCTGATGATCTTCCTGATGGTGTGGATGTAATGTTCAACACCAATAAGAAAAAGGGCACTCCGACATCGGATGTTCTGAAGAAGGTCAAAGATGACCCTGACAATCCGTTTGGTTCCCTCATCAAAGCTGGCGGACAGAGCTATTACATTGATGCCGATGGAAAACGACAGCTTTCTCTTATTAATAAGCGTGCTGAGGAGGGCGATTGGGGTGAATGGGCGGATAAACTCCCATCCCAGTTTCTTTCTAAGCAGAGTTTGAGTCTGGTCAATAAACAGCTGAACCTGGCGGCATCTGATAAGATGGCTGAATTTGATGAAATCTGTTCACTGACAAATCCGACGGTCAAAAAATCATTACTGAAATCCTTTGCGGATGATTGTGACTCTGCTGCTGTGCACCTTCAGGCAGCTGCTCTTCCTCGTCAGAAATATCAGGTGATTCTACCTATCACTTCGATGAAAGACAATGAAGTGTATGCTCCGAATTATAAGAATGGTGAAACAGTAGCTCTGGTTCGTTATCCGCATGGCGGAACTTTTGAGATTCCTATCTTGACAGTGAACAACAAGCAGGCAGAGGCTCGTCGAATCCTTGGCAACACCCCTAAAGATGCCATCGGTATTAACAGTAAGGTTGCAGAACGGCTTTCAGGTGCTGACTTTGATGGTGATACTGTCATGGTCATCCCCTGTAATTCTGGTAAAAGCAAGGTCAAGATTACTTCCACTCCTCCTCTGAAGGGGCTTGAAGGATTTGACCCAAAATTGGAGTATGGCGGAAAACCTGCTGGCACTTTCAAGCCTATGAAGAACACACAGAAAGAGATGGGTGTCATTTCTAATCTGATTACCGACATGACTTTGAAGGGAGCTACGCAGGATGAGCTTGCAAGAGCAGTTCGTCATAGCATGGTAGTTATCGATGCCGAAAAACACAAGCTGGATTATAAGCAAAGTGAGATCGACAATGGCATCAGCTCTTTGAAAAAGAAGTATCAGGGTACAGTTGATGAGGATGGAAGATACCATGAGGGTGCTTCGACTCTGATTTCCCGTGCTAAGTCTGAGACTTCCATTATCAAGAGGCAAGGTAGCCCAAAAATCGACGAAAAAACTGGTGAATACATATGGAAAGATGTAGATGACCCTGTTTACGTTGATAAGCGAACTGGCAAGGTTAAAGAGCGTACTCAGCCCAGCACTAAGATGGCTGAAGCAAAGGATGCCTATACCCTGGTATCTGAAGCTGATACCCCCGTGGAGCGTGCTTATGCTAACTACGCTAACAAGATGAAAGCCCTGGGCAACCAGGCTCGTCTTGAGATCCTATCCACCGGAAAAGTACCCTACTCTGCCACTGCAAAAGAGACCTATCAAGCTGAGGTCGAATCTCTAAATGCAAAACTTAATGTGGCTTTGAAGAATGCTCCCAGAGAAAGACAGGCTCAGACCATGGCTAATGCAGTAGTGGCTGCTAAAAAGCAGGATAACCCGGACATGACAAAGGGCGAACTCAAGAAAGCAAGCCAGCAGGCGCTTACTCAGGCTCGTGCCTCTGTTGGCGCAAAGCGAGAAACCATTAAAATTACAGACCGTGAATGGGAAGCAATTCAAGCTGGTGCTATTAGCGAGAATAAGCTCACCCAAATCATCGACAATGTGGACATTGATAGTCTTAGACAGCGCGCAACACCGAGAGCAACAACAACTCTCAGCACTGCAAAGCAGAATAAGATTGCTTCAATGAATGCTTCTGGCTACAGTACATCGGAAATTGCTGAAGCTCTTGGTATTTCTACGAGCACAGTGTCTAATTACTTGAATTGAAAGGAGTGACTGGTATGAATGGTTCTTGTGCCCTTACTACATTTGACAACCCTTACAATCCATTTGAACAGTTCTCCGATTGGTTCCTGTTTGATGTGGAAAAGGGTTACAACACTTGCGCTTATCTTGATCGAATTGCTCACACTTCTGACCAATTCTCTGAAGAAGAAAACAATCAAGAGATTGAAAGAGCGATTGACGAGATCATTCGTTACGACTTCATGAACATTTACAAGAAAGTTAAGAGAACGAAGACAACAAAAGCAGACAAGGCTTGAACTATAGGTTGAGGTCTAATGCTCTTTGAATAAAGTTTTTGTTTTTCTTTTCTGAAAACATTTGAACTTGAAGCCAATACAAACAAATAATCACTTGATCTGCACTGCTGCCGCAGGGCTTAAAGGCATGGGGAGGGGTCTCCAAAAATGCACCCCCTACCTCATCGCGGCGGTCTTAAAAAAATCTCCGGAGGGATATTTTGGGAATGGGGCTTACCCCCTCGGGTGCAGTATTTGAACGAGCTTACAGGGTTGAAGCATTTTCCGTAAAGTGTGAACATCTCCTTTCATGTTTCTTTTCTCCTTTCGGTGATTGGCGAAAATTCAGCTCTGTAAGTTCTTTCAAATACTGCACCTATTCTCACCTAAAAGAGTATCAGTTTGGACAGAAAGTGCAGCACAAGTATGCGGATATGGCGGAACTGGCAGACGCAATAGACTCAGAATTTATTGGAGGTAACTCCGTGCAGGTTCAACTCCTGTTATCCGCACCAAATTTTTAAGAGAGGAGGCAGTGCTAATGCCCAAAGGTAAAGCTGCAAGCTCTTCCGACTCAAATAGCCCATTGAGACCACCGACATCTCTCGAAGCGCAAGAGAACTTAATGATTTCTTTGGCGGTTCAATGTGCTGAAAAGCAGCTCAGAGACGGAACTGCTTCTTCTCAGGTCATAACGCATTATTTGAAACTTGGTTCCAGTAAGGAACGAATCGAAAAGGAGATTCTGGAGAAGCAGAAAGAGCTTATCGAAGCGAAGACCAAGAATCTAAATTCCAATAGTGAAGCCAAAGAGTTGTATAACAAGGCTCTTGAAGCGTTTAGGAGATATTCAGGTGCAGGCGGTGATGACGATGAGTATTAAAACATATTCCGAACTAATTACACTGCCGACATTTGAAGAACGGTTTTGCTATTTGAAACTCGATGGCTCTGTTGGGAAAGAGACTTTCGGTTTTAAGCGCTGGCTGAACCAAGAGTTCTACCATTCCGACAAGTGGTTGAAATTCAGAGATGAAATTATTATTCGTGATGAAGGTTGTGATCTCGGTGTACCGGGTTATGAGATCTTCGGCTCAATATTGATTCATCATCTGAATCCGATCACCTATGAAGACCTTTTGAATCAGAGCCCATGCGTCTTTGACCCGGAGAATGTGATCTGCACTAAGTTGAATACACATAATGCTATTCACTATGGTGATGAGAGTTTGTTACTTCTCCCTCCAGTACAGCGCACACAAAATGATACATGCCCCTGGCGAAAACAATGAAAGGAGAAACACCTAATGGAAAATAAAATCTATGAAAATTCCGTTCTTGATGAACAGACTGAAAACATCAAGGAGCAGGAAACGGAGTTTTGCGAAGACGCTGCTCGAAATGTGATCGGTGTTGTTACTGATTGCCTGAAGCTGAACATTCGTGAAAAGCCGACTAAGGATTCCAGAGTAGTAACGGTTGTGACCTGTCTTGACGAATTGGAAATTGACATGGGCGATTCCAATGATGATTGGTACGCTGTCTGTACTGCTACCGGTATCGAAGGATTCTGCATGAAGAAATTTGTAGCCGTTAGGCAGTAAGGAGAAAACGATATGGACAGTATACTGACATCGATTAAAAAGCTGCTCGGAATTGCTGAAGAGTATGAGCACTTTGACCCGGACATCGTCATGTACATCAATTCGGCATTCTCGGTCTTGACGCAGCTCGGTGTTGGTCCTGAAGAAGGATTCCGTATCGAAGATGCAAGTAAGACCTGGTCTGAATTCCTGTACGATGATCCTCGTCTTGAATTTGCAAAAACCTTTATCTACCTGAAGGTAAGACTGGCATTCGACCCGCCGTTGAGTTCGGCAGTGATGGAAGCAATTAACCGACAGATCAGCGAGCTTGAATGGCGAATCAATGTGACAGTCGACCCTGATTAAAAACGAGAGGAGGATTTCAAAATGGATAATACAGCACTTTCCCATCATGGCATCATCGGCATGAAATGGGGCGTCCGGCGCTATCAGAACAAAGATGGCACTCGTACCGCAGCCGGAAAGAAAAGAGAAAGTTCTTCTAACTCTGATGCTTCTGCTCATGAAGACTATAGTAAAGCTCATAGCAGTAAGAGCGTTAAGTCTATGAGTGATGCAGAGCTTCGTAAGCGACTGAATCGTCTTCAGATGGAGAAACAGTACAGTCAATTGTCTTCGACTGATGTGAATCGTGGAAAGGAATATGTATCAAAAACTCTGAAAGTTGCCGGAACAATTGCAACCGCTACTTCGACCGCCTTAACCATTTACAATAACTACGGCAAGATCAAAGAAATTGTAAACGGTATGGCTAAGAAAGCTGGCTAAGGAGGTACTTATGGCATTATCAAACACTGCCGTTCCCAAGTATTATGGCATGTTTCGTGATGCCGTGATTCGAGGGGAAATCCCAGTCTGCAAAGAGATCTCTATGGAAATGAACCGTATCGATGATCTCATCGCTAATCCGGGTGTGTACTATGATGACCAAGCTGTTGAGGGATGGATCGCTTATTGTGAATCCGAACTTACTCTAACAGATGGTTCTGACCTCAGCCTATTGGATAGCTTCAAACTTTGGGGTGAACAGATCTTTGGTTGGTACTATTTTGTTGAGCGAAGTGTGTATCAACCGAATCCAGATGGTCACGGTGGGCACTATGTTCGCAAGAATGTGAAAAAAAGGCTGATTAACAAACAGTATTTGATCGTTGCACGAGGCGCCGCTAAATCAATGTACGGCTCAACCTTGCAGGGTTACTTTCTGAATGTTGATACCTCTACTACTCATCAGATCACCACCGCCCCCACAATGAAACAAGCGGAGGAGGTCATGTCCCCTCTTCGCACCGCTATTACTCGTTCGAGAGGACCGCTGTTTCAGTTCCTGACAGAAGGCTCTTTGCAAAACACAACTGGTTCCAAAGCGAATCGAACAAAGTTAGCCTCTACAAAAAAGGGCGTTGAAAACTTCCTTACTGGTTCTCTTCTTGAGGTCAGACCAATGAGCATCAATAAACTCCAGGGTCTACAAATCAAGGTCGCAACCGTTGATGAGTGGCTTTCCGGTGACATTCGAGAGGACGTTATCGGTGCTATTGAGCAGGGTGCATCCAAGGTGAATGACTATATCATTGTTGCAATCAGCTCGGAAGGTACGGTTCGTAACGGAAGCGGCGACACTATCAAAATGGAGTTGATGGACATCCTTAAGGGTGACTACATCAATCCCCATGTTTCCATTTGGTGGTATAAGCTTGATTCCATTGATGAAGTCGGAGACCCGGAAATGTGGCTCAAGGCTAATCCGAATCTCGGAAAAACTGTAAGCTATGAAACTTATCAGCTTGATGTTGAACGAGCTGAAAAAGCTCCAGCTGCCCGAAACGATATCCTTGCAAAGAGATTTGGGCTGCCTATGGAGGGCTATACCTATTACTTCACTTATGAAGAAACTCTTCCGCATCGAAAGAGGGACTACTGGCAGATGCCTTGTTCTCTCGGTGCAGACTTATCGCAGGGCGATGACTTCTGCGCGTTTACATTTCTGTTTCCTCTGCCAAATGGTTCTTTTGGTATCAAGACACGAAACTATATTACCTCTACAACTTTAATGAAGCTGCCTGCTGCTATGCGGATCAAATACGATCAATTCATGGCGGAGGGCAGTTTAATTGTTTTAGAGGGTGCTGTACTTAATATGATGGATGTCTATGAAGATTTGGATAACCATATTCAGGAGTGCGGATATGATGTTCGATGTCTTGGGTTTGACCCTTATAACGCAAAAGAATTTGTAGCGAGATGGGAATCTGAAAACGGTCCGTTTGGAATTGAGAAAGTTATTCAGGGTGCTAAAACCGAGTCAGTTCCACTTGGAGAACTAAAAAAGCTTTCTGAAGAAAGAATGCTTATCTTCGATGAGGACCTTATGACCTTCGCTATGGGTAACTGCATTACACTTGAAGATACAAACGGAAACCGTAAACTTTTGAAGAAGCGATACGAGCAGAAAATCGATGCTGTTGCGGCAATGATGGATGCTTATATTGCTTATAAACTCAATAGAGACGCATTTGAATAAGGAGGTGGTCAAGTTGGATGAGATGTACCATCACGGTATTCTCGGTCAGAAATGGGGCGTTCGCCGTTTCCAGAACAAAGACGGAACTTTGACCGCCGCAGGTCAAAAGCGTTTGGAAAAGAAAGACGCAAATTGGGCTCATAAAAACCACGACAAAATTGTATCTAAAGCCCGCAAAGATGTTTCCAAAGAACTCGATCAGTATGCCAATCAACTATTGAAAAATCCTTCTTCTGTGACATCGAAAGGTAAAATCAGTTCTTCGGCTATCACTTCCTATAATCGGAAGATGGCTGAACTGATGAATGAGTCCGTCAAGAATGTTACCGCACCTTCAGGGCGTGTCGTTCAATTCGTTGCAAAACGAGGTGAAGTCGGCGTACATATGGCTCTGGCTGATAGAGGCTATGATATGCAGCAGCTGAAGAATGGTATCTGGGCTTCCGGTCGAGTTGCCTATAAGAAGAAAAATGTTGATATGGTTTAAGGAGGTGGTGATTCAAAATGGAGATGTCTTTTGGTTCCAGACTGAAACATGCTTGGAATGCGTTTACTGGTAATGTTCAAATGAATTACCGGGATTTAGGTATGAGCTACTCATACCGAGCTGACAGACCAAGAATGTCCAGAGGCAATGAAAGATCAATCGTCACATCGGTTTATAACCGAATTGCGCTTGATGTTGCGGCCCTGAATGTTCAGCATGTTCGGTTGGATGAAAATGGGCGTTTTCTTTCGGTCATCGATGACGGATTGAATAATTGCCTCACTTTGGAAGCGAATGTCGATCAGACGGCACGGTCGTTCGTTCAGGATGTAGTTATCTCTATGTTTGATGAAGGAAGCGTGGCTATTGTTCCGGTCGACACCACGATTGACCCAAATGTGTCCGGTTCGTATGACATTCAGTCTCTGCGTGTCGGACAGATTTTAGACTGGTATCCGCAGTATATTCGTGCTCGTGTGTACAATGAACAAACGGGCAGAAAAGAAGATATTGTGGTTCCGAAAAGTACAGTGGCTATCATTGAGAATCCGCTGTACGCAGTTATCAATGAGCCGAACTCAACTATGCAGCGGCTCATTCGTAAACTTAACCTACTTGATGTCATTGATGAGCAAAGCGGATCTGGAAAGCTCGATTTGATTATTCAGCTCCCCTATGTCATAAAGACAGAAGCAAGGCGTCAACAGGCCGAAAATCGGCGTAAAGATATAGAAAACCAGTTGTCAGGTTCGAAGTATGGTATTGCTTATGCTGATGGTACCGAGCATATCACACAGTTGAATCGTTCCGTGAACAACAACCTAATGTCCCAGATTGAATACTTGACGAGTATGCTATACAGCCAGTTGGGGATCACTCAGAGCATTTTGGATGGAACAGCGGACGAGAAGACAATGCTGAACTATAACAACCGGACAATTGAGCCGATCATTTCCGCTATTGTTGATGAGATGAAACGAAAGTTTCTGACCAAAACTGCCCGATCACAACATCAGTCAATTTCATTCTTCAGAGACCCGTTCAAACTGGTTCCTGTCAATGATATTGCTGAAATTGCTGACAAGTTTACAAGAAATGAAATCATGACTTCGAATGAAATTCGTCAGGTAGTCGGTATGAAACCCTCTGATGACCCGAGAGCAGATGAACTCAGAAATAAGAACCTGAGTGCGCCGTCCGGTTCCAATCAGCAGTCGGAAGAAATGCCCATTGCCGAAGTTAATTCAGTTGGAGACTCAGCAAGTGATTTGGACGACAAAATCTCTAAGCAAAAATCGAAAAAAAAGTAAGGAGGAAATTCAAAATGAGTAGACCTTTTTCGGTTGAGGCTTGTGATTTCAGCGGCTGGGCAACCCGAAACGACCTTAAGTGTTCTGATGGACGAGTAATTCGTCGGGACGCCTTTAAGAATAACGACGGTATTAAAGTCCCGCTGGTCTGGAATCATCAGCACAACAGTCCTCGTGATGTTCTCGGTCATGCATGGCTTGAGAACCGTGAGGAAGGTGTTTACACCTACGGCTTTCTCAATGACACTGCGGATGGTGAAATTGCGAAGGTCCTTATTAAGCACGGTGACATCTGTGCTCTGTCCATTTACGCCAATCAGCTTCAGCAGGCTGGTCCTGATGTGCTGCATGGCTGTATTTGTGAGGTGAGCCTGGTGCATAAGGGTGCTAACCCCGGTGCATTTATCGATTCTATGCTGAAGCACGGCGAAATGTCCGACGATGAAGCTATCATCTATACCGGAATGCCCCTCTGTCTTTCTCATTCTGCGGAGTCTAAGGATAATACAGAAGACGAGGAAAAGAAGAAGGATTCCAAAGAGGACAAGCCTGCTGAAAACAAGGAAGAGAAGAAGGACAATGAAGAGACGATTGCTGATGTGATCGATTCCATGTCCGAGAAGCAGCAGAATGTCATGTATGCGCTTATCACACAGGCTCTCGAAGGCGAACCCGAAAAGGAATCCAAGGATGATTCCGACAACAAATCTGAATCCAATAAGGAGGATAACACAATGAAACACAATGTCTTTGACAACGATCAGCAGAAGAAGACCGAGGTTCTGTCTCATGCTGACCAGGCAAGCATCATTTCTATGGCTAAGTCCAACAGCGTCGGTAGTCTTCGTACTGCTATGGACATCTATGCAGAGCAGAATCCTGACAGCGTTCTGGCTCATGGTATCGACGGTATTGAAACCCTGTTCCCCGAGTACAAGGATGTTCGTCCCGGTGCTCCCGAACTGCTTACCACTGACCAGGGGTGGGTAAACGAGGTTCTGAAGAAGGTTCATAAGAGCCCTATCTCCCGTATCCGTACCCGCCAGGCTGATCTGCGTAACATCGAGGCTCTCCGTGCCAAGGGTTATAAGAAGGGTGCCCAGAAGGGTTATGTTGGCAATATTCAGCTGCTCCACAGAACGACTGATCCTCAGACTGTGTATGTAAAGAGTAAGCTTGACCGTGACGACATCATCGATATTCAGGACTTCGATGTGGTGCAGTACCTGTATGGTATTGACCGTATGAATCTGAACGAGGAACTGGCTACGGCTATCATGATTGGTGACGGTCGTGAGGTCGGTGCTGATGGTAAGATCGCCGAGGATAAGATCCGCCCGATTTGGCTGGATGACGAGCTGTACACCATTCATACTGATGTCGACATTGCTGGCATGAAGGCTACTCTCCAGGGCACCAATACCTCCGCTAATTTCGGCGAGAATTACATTTATGCGGAAGCCGTGATTCAGTCTCTGCTGTATGCTCGTGAGAAGTATAAGGGCTCCGGCACTCCCGACTTCTACTGCACGCCCCATTTGGTCAATGTCATGCTGCTTGCCCGTGACCTGAATGGACGCCGCATTTATGACAAGGTCAGCGATCTGGCTGCGGCTCTGAATGTCGGTCAGATCATTACGGCGGAGCAGTTCGAGGGTAAGACTCGTACTACTACGGACAGCAAGACCAAGAAGCTTCTGGGTCTGATGGTCAACCTGGCTGATTATTCTCTGGGCGCTACTAAGGGCGGTGAAATCACTCACTTTACTGATTTCGACATTGACTTCAACCAGGAGAAGAGCCTGTTGGAGACTCGTTGCTCCGGCGCTAACACTCGTGTTATGTCCGCTATCGCTCTGGAAGAGGATGTCACTGACCGCCCTTAACGAGTCTCACGGTTGAACCTGCGGACGGTGAGACGGAATTGCTCGGTAAAACCGCAGCGGATTTGCAGGAAAATGTTGCAATCTCCGGTAGAGAAATTACCGGTACGCTGAAGCTGGTCACCGATTACACGGGATTCAGCAGTGCGACCGATGAGCAGAGTGGTAACTATCTCGCTCTGCATGTAACTCAGGAACCGGAAGATGCAACGGTTACAGTGGAACTGATTGGCGGTAAGAACGGAGCAGTCGAACTGGACGACGATGGTTTGATTGTGCTGAAGATCGCCGATACGGCAAAGCAGTCGGTAAAGGTCACTGTTATTAACGGTGAAGATACTGCCATAAAGACTTATAGTCTTAAGGGGCTGACCTTGGCGACTGAGTAAGGAGTGAAAATTCAAAATGGCTAAGTTTTATGGAGTAATTGGCTACGCTGTAACGGAAGAGACTAAGCCTGGCGTTTGGACAGAAAAAATCATCGAGCGTATATACTATGGTGATTTAACTCGTAACACTCGTAGGCTTCAGTCTGCGGAACAACTCAACGACAACATCAATGTTGCGAATGAGATCAGTATCGTAGCCGATCCATTTGCCAATGAGAATTTTCATTCGATGAGGTATGTTGAGTTTATGGGTGCTAAATGGAAGGTGACAAGCGTTGAAGTTCAGTACCCAAGACTTATACTGACTATGGGAGGTGTATACAATGGCGAGCAGGCTTAATCTGCAAACTTTCCTGGAAAAAATCCTTGAAAGCAGAAATGTGTATTTTCAACCTCCTGAGTCGGTAAAAATGAAATACCCCGCTATCGTTTATGCACTTGATGATATCGAAAATGTGCACGCCGATAACGGGGTTTATTCATCTCACAGGCACTATTCGGTCACAGTCATTGACTCTGATCCGGATAGTGAGCTTGTCGGTAAGGTGGTTGCTATACCTACCTGCCGATTCGAACGATATTATACAAGCGAGAATCTGAATCACTGGAATTTCTCGCTCTATTTCTGATAAGGAGGAATATCTTTATGTCCAAAATCATTTGGGATAAAACTGGTGAACGCCTGTATGAAACTGGCTGTGACCATGGCGTTCTCTATCCGATGCAGCCCGGCGGCGTTTACAACAAGGGCGTTGCATGGAATGGTCTGACTGCCGTTACCGAGAGTCCTTCCGGTGCTGAGGCTTCCCCGATTTACGCCGATAACATCAAGTATGTGAACCTGGTTTCCAACGAGGAGTTCGGCGCTACCGTCGAGGCATATATGTACCCCGATGAGTTTGCTGAGTGCGATGGTTCTGTTGAGATCATGCCTGGTATGTATGCCGGTCAGCAGTCTCGTAAGACTTTCGGTTTGGCATATCGCACCATTCTGGGCAATGATACCGATCTGAACGATTACGGCTACAAGCTGCATCTGGTCTACGGCTGTCTGGCTGCTCCTTCCGAGAAGGGTTACAGTACGGTCAACGACAGCCCTGAGGCGGCTACTCTGTCCTGGGAGATCAGCACTACTCCTGTCTCCATCAACAAGCTGGTCAACGGTAAGAAGCTGAAGCCGACTGCTACGCTGACCTTTGACTCCACTAAGTTCAGTGCCGAGTTCATGACCCAGCTGGAAGAAATCCTGTATGGTAAGGACCCGACTACCACTGGCGGTAACGATGGTGTCGAGCCTCGCCTGCCTCTGCCCGATGAGATTATTGAACTGTTCGATAAGACTCAGAATCCGGAGGGCTAATCTCTAAAATCATGGAGCCGTATTCAGGTAAGCTGGCGGCTCCAACTTTTTTAATTTGAAAGGAGAAAATTTCAATGACTAAGGAAACTATCACTTATACCGATCTGAACGGTGTTCAGAGAACCGAAGATTTTTACTTCGACCTGTCTAAGCCTGAAATCGTAAAGATGCAGGCGAGCGCTAAAGGTGGCTACGATGTTCAGCTTAAGAGTATCGCTGCCAGTCCGAATGGTGCGCTTATTATGGAGTTCTTCGAGAACTTTATTAAGACCGCTTATGGTGAGAAGAGCGATGATGGCAGACGCTTCATGAAGTCCGAGGAGATTTCCAGAAGCTTTATGGAAACTCCCGCTTACGAGGTACTGTTCGAAAAGCTCGTCACCGATGCCGGTGCTGCATCCGAATTTGTAAATCGTGTGATGCGTGCTAACGGCAATAAGCAGGCTGCACCCATCGCATCTAATTAAAGAAAGCTCGGAGGACTAAGGAATGCTGAAAATTACTGTGCCGGCTGCCGAGTTTTGGGATGAAATTCACGAGGAATTTATCTACAAGAAAGAGCAGACTTTGCAGTTGGAGCATTCCTTAGTCTCTCTTTCAAAATGGGAAAGTAAATGGAACAAGGCATTTCTCGGTAAGCAAGAAAAAACCGATGAGGAGATTCTTGATTATGTACGATGCATGACTTTGACCCAGAATATCGATCCCGAAGTATATACTCGGCTGTCTGCTGAAAACTATGCCGCCATCAATGCGTATATCGAGGCACCAATGACTGCAACTTGTCTCATTGAAGATAAGCAAGCCAGAGGTCACAAGGAAACGGTTACATCTGAGCTTATTTATTACTGGATGATTTCTTATAACATTCCTGTAGAGTTTCAAAAATGGCATTTGAATAGGCTGTTGACTCTCATACGGGTGTGCAATGTCAAGAATTCTCCACCTAAGCGAAGAAGCAAGCGTGAAATGTGGAATCGGAATGCAGCCATCAATGCCGCCAATCGAAAACGCTTTGGTTCTAAGGGGTGATTGAATGAACAGACGATGCCGAAAATGCTTTTTTAAGAAGGTTTGCCATAAAAAGCCATCTTATAAAGCATGGCTGAAAACTTATACCAAAAAAGCAGTTACAGCGATTCTTGTTATTGCATTGATCGATTTGCAACTGTCTTATGTACTTGCATTTATGGGGCAGGTACAAATTGCAGAGTCTCTTTCCAGCACTATCGCCACCACAATTGTGGGTGTTATGGTTGGCTATTTTCTGAAGGCCTTGTTTGAAACTTTCTTTGAAAAAAGAGAAGAGAGATTGAACAAAGAAAGCGAGTCTGCTGAAAATACGAATTATGAGGAGGTTTAGTTATGCCTATCAGTTTTTTGACTACAGCACTGTTGATCGTATCTGTTATCACAAATCTGACAGTGGAGGGCATTAAGAAGTTGCTTGATGGAACGAAGGTCAAGTATTCTTCCAATGTTCTTGCGGCTATTTTATCCGTCCTGATTGCCTGTGCTGTCAGTGTAATTTACCTTATCATGACTGACACCGTCTTCACCATGAAGATCGGAGTTGAGATCGTTGTTCTGATGTATCTGGGCTTCTTGATCTCTACGGTTGGCTATGACAAGGTGATTCAGATGTTGAAGCAGATTCAAAGCGTGAAGGAGGAAACAAAAAATGAGTAACAGTCCTCTGGTATCCTATACCAAGTTGAGCCCGAATCATTCCGGGCAGAGAACTCATGCCGTTGACCGTATTACACCTCATTGCGTAGTCGGTCAGTGCTCGGTAGAAACCCTGGGCAATATTTTTGCTCCGACTTCCCGGCAGGCTTCTTGTCAGTACGGTATCGGTGTAGACGGTCGAGTAGGTATGTATGTGGAAGAAAAGAACCGTTCCTGGTGTTCTTCCTCTAATGCAAATGACCAGCGTGCGATTACGATTGAGTGTGCCAGCGATGCTACGCATCCTTACGCGTTCAATGACACCGTATATGCCAAGCTGATCGAGCTTTGTGTGGACATTTGCAAACGCTATGGCAAAACCAAGCTGCTTTGGCTCGGTGATAAAACAAAGACTCTGAACTACGAGCCGGCTTCCAATGAAATGGTTCTGACCGTACATCGTTGGTTTGCCAACAAGAGTTGTCCTGGTGACTGGATGTATGCTCGAATGGGTGATCTTGCATCCAAAGTTACAGCGAAGCTTGGGGGCTCTACTGGCGGAACTGAGAAGCCTGCCGATAATCAGATACTTTATCGGGTGCAGACAGGAGCTTTCAGCAACAAGGCGAATGCCGACGCAATGCTTCAGAAAGTGAAAGCTGCCGGTTTTGATACTTACATGGTTAAGGTCGATAACCTTTACAAGATTCAGGTCGGCGCATTCAGTAAGAAAGCAAATGCTGACGCTATGGCTGCAAAGCTGAAAGCTGCTGGCTTTGACACCTATGTAACAACCAAAAGCGGGACGGCAGTCTCTGTATCTTCTGCGAAGAAAAGCACTGACCAGATTGCCCGTGAAGTAATTCAGGGTCTGTGGGGTAACGGTGTGGACAGGACTAATCGTCTGAAGGCAGCTGGTTACGATCCCTCCGTAATACAGAATCGGGTGAATCAGCTTCTTAAATAAGGAGGTCTGTGAATGATAAGGTTCAGTCACAAGGGAGACTTCTCTAAAGTTACACGCTTTTTGGAGAGGGCAAAGGAAGTGGTCCATCTCGGAGACCTCGACAAGTATGGCCGAGAAGGGGTCGCTGCTCTTGCGTCTGCAACGCCTGTCGATTCCGGTTTGACCGCCAGTTCATGGTATTACGAAATCGTAAACCGAAATGGATCTGCAAAGATCACTTTTTACAACTCAAATATTCAAAACGGGGTTCCGATAGCGATCATTCTGCAATATGGTCATGGAACTCGCAACGGAGGCTGGGTACAGGGGCGAGACTACATCAATCCTGCTATCCAGCCTATTTTTGACAAAATTGCAAATGAAGCATGGAAGGAGGTTACGAAGCTATGAGTAAAACAATCGACGAAAGAGTCGTAGAAATGCGGTTTGACAATAAGCAGTTTGAGAGCAATGTTCAAACCAGTTTGTCCACCATTGAAAAATTAAAGAAAAGTTTGGATATGGACGGGGCTACAAAAGGTCTTGAGAGTATTGACAGTGCTGCCAAGAAAGTCGATATGTCAGGACTCGGCTCTGCTGTTGAAACGGTAAAGACTCGATTCTCGGCATTGGAGATCATGGCTGTAACCGCCCTTGCAAACATCACCAACTCAGTCGTTAATACCGGCAAGCAAATGCTCCATTCCTTGACAATTGAACCTATCAGTCAGGGTTTTGAGGAATACGAGCTGAAGATGGGATCGATTCAGACCATCATGATGAGTACCGGCGCTTCTCTTGAAGAAGTTAACAAGTATCTTCAGGAACTTAACACATACTCAGATAAGACCATTTACTCCTTCCAGGACATGACCTCCAACATCGGTAAATTTACCAATGCGGGTGTCGGTCTTGAAGATGCAGTAATGGCTATTCAGGGTGTCTCGAATGTTGCCGCCGTTTCCGGTGCCAATGCAAATGAGGCGTCCCGTGCCATGTATAACTTTGCCCAGGCTTTGTCTGCCGGTTATGTTAAGTTGATTGACTGGAAATCTATCGAGAATGCTAACATGGCAACCGTCGAATTTAAGACCCAGCTTCTTGAATCGGCTGTTGCTTGCGGCACCTTGACCAAAACTGCCGATGGTATGTACAAGACCGTCAAGGGTAATGTCATTGATGCTACGCATGGGTTTAACGATTCCTTGCAGGATCAGTGGATGACTACAGAAGCTCTTGTCAGCACTCTTCGTGATTATGCTGATGAAACGACTGAGATCGGTGCGAAAGCCTTCGCGGCGGCACAGGATGTTAAGACTTTCTCGCAGTTGATGGACACTCTGAAGGAAGCCGTAGGCTCCGGATGGGCGAACACATGGGAGATTCTGTTTGGTGATTTCGAGGAAGCCAAAGAGCTTTGGACTGGACTCAGCCAGGTCATCGGTGGATTTATCGATGCCCAAGCAGATGCTCGTAATGAGATGTTGCAAGGATGGAAAGATCTTGGTGGAAGAACCAAACTGATCGAAGCACTCAAAAATGCTTTTGAAGGCGTTCAGAGTGTTATCAAACCGATCTACGAAGCATTCCGTGAGATATTCCCTCCGACTACAGCTAAGCAGCTTTATGACATCACTGAAAATCTGCGAAAATTCACAGCGAATTTGAAGCTCAGTGATACAGCTTCAGCCAATCTAAAATCCACTTTCAAAGGCTTGTTTGCGATCTTGGATATCGTTAAGCAAGCCTTTTCCGCTATATTTACAGCAATCAAACCGTTGTTTGGCGGGTTTGGAACTCTCGGAGATGGAATTCTCGGTTTCACTGGCGGTATTGGCGATGCTATTGTTGCATTTGATGAGTTTATCAAAACCAGCGGAGCATTCCAGAAAGTCGGTGAGGGTATTGCTACGGTCATTCAGACAATTATGACCGCTTTATCGACACTGAAGAATAAGATCAAAGAGAAATTCGAATCTGCCAATTTTGAAGTGTTTCATTCTCTGCTTGAGCGAATTCATGAGAGAATGGCGCAGGTCGGAGAAGCAGCCGGTGAGATGAAATCCGGCGTTATCGTCGCCTTTGAGGTCATTGGCGAAACTCTCGCTAATTGCCAGTTTGTTCAGCTTCTCTCTGCCGTATGGAATGCTGTTAAGACAATCGGAAGTGGTATCGTTAAAATCCTTGGCGAACTCGGCAGTTCCTTAGCAAAGAATCTTGGTGAAGCCAATTTCAGCGGAATCATCGATCTACTGAACGGCATCTCATTTGGCGCTATTGCTGTCGGAATCACGAAGTTTGTCGGTACATTCCGAAAAGCTATTGAAGATATCGGCAGTTTCAAAGAATCTTTTATTGGAATTCTTGACAGTGTTCGAGGATGCTTTGAAGCTTACCAGAATCAGTTGCAGGCAGGTACATTGCTGAAAATTGCATCGGCTATTGCCATTCTCACAGCATCTTTGATTGCACTTAGTCTTGTGGACAGTGAAAAGCTGAATGTAGCCCTTGGAGCAATCACTGTGCTATTTGCTGAGCTTCTCGCTTCTATGGCAGTGTTTAACAAGATCAGTGGTCAGGCAACTGGTGTGATGAAGAGTGTAACTGCCATGCTCGGAATTGCTACGGCAGTGCTTATTTTGGCGAGTGCGCTTAAAAAGATCGCAGATCTGGACGCAAAACAGCTTACCACCGGCCTCATTGGTGTTGCGGGTTTGACCACTATGATGGTTGCCGCGGCCAAAGCTATGAGTTCCAACAGTAAAGCTATTATCAAGGGTGCTACTCAAATGGTGATCTTTGCAGCCGCAATCAAGATTCTTGCTTCTGTTTGCGAGCAACTTGCTAAATTGGACTGGAACCAGCTTGCGAAAGGTCTTGTCGGCGTTGGTGTGTTGCTTGCCGAGGTTTCTCTGTTCCTGAGAACTGCAAAATTCAGCGGCAAATCCATTACTACGGCTACAGGCATCGTGATTCTTTCGGCAGCAATCAAGGTGTTGGCATCTGCCTGCAAAGATTTCGGCGAAATGAAATGGGAAGACATCGGTAAGGGGCTTGCCTCCATTGCCGTCCTTCTTGCCGAGATCACTGCATTCACAAAACTTACCGGAAATGCTCAAAATGTCATTTCTACTGGTGTGGCGTTAATTGCCATTGCCGCCGCTATGAAAATCCTTACCTCTGCGGTTAAGGACTTCTCAACCATGCAGTGGGATGAGATTGCTCGTGGTCTGACTGCTATGGCTGGCGCACTTGCTGCGATCACTGTAGCGGTTAAATTCATGCCGAATAATATGGCTGGCATCGGCGCCGGTTTGGTAATCGTTGCTGCGGCACTCGTCGTCCTTTCGACTGCTCTTGAGAAGATGGGAAATCTGAGTTGGGAGCAGGTAGCAAAAGGACTTATTACCCTTGGCGGCGCAATGGCCATTCTTGCAATCGGTCTGAATGCCATGACAGGCACTCTTGCAGGTTCTGCGGCGCTTCTTGTTGCTGCAAGTGCCCTCTTGGTGCTTACTCCGGTACTAACTATTCTCGGCGCCATGAGCTGGAGTTCCATCGTGAAAGGTCTCGTTACCCTGGCAGGTGCATTTGCTATCCTCGGTGTTGCAGGCGCTGTACTCACTCCCCTGGTTCCTTCCATTCTCGCTTTGAGTGGCTCGCTGGCACTAATCGGGGTAGCAGTTGTCGGTATTGGTGCAGGGCTTGCTCTGGCTGGTGCCGGTCTATCTGCTTTGGCAGTAGGCTTGACGGCTCTTGCAGCGGCAGGAACCGCTGGCGCTACAGCCATCGTCGCTTCTTTGACTGTTATTATCACAGGCGTAGCAGGGCTTATCCCCGCTATAGTAGCAAAGATCGGCGAGGCAATTGTCGAATTCTGCAAAGTTATCGCTGATAGTGCAGGAGCCATTGGAGAAGCAGTCAAGGCGGTTATTCTTATGCTGGTGGATGTACTTGTTGAGTGCGTTCCCGCTATCGCTGATGGGGTATTGAAGCTCATTGCAGGTGTTCTTGAAGCATTAGTAGAATATACCCCGTCTATCGTCGATTCCATTTTTCAGTTTCTTATTGCCGTACTTGAGGGTGTCGCTAAGAATCTTCCCAGTCTGATTCAGACTGCGGTGGATGTATTGATGGCGTTCTTCTCCGGCATTGTTGATGCACTTAAGGGTATCGATACAGAAACTCTTCTTCAAGGAATTGTCGGTATCGGTCTGCTTGCGGCAATCATGACTGCTTTGAGTGCAGTAGCGGCTCTGGTTCCAGGTGCAATGCTGGGTGTTCTCGGTATGGGCGCTGTTATCGCTGAACTCGCTCTTGTTCTTGCTGCGGTCGGCGCTTTGGCGCAAATTCCGGGCTTGAATTGGCTTATCAACGAAGGCGGTAATTTGCTCCAGGGAATTGGTACGGCGATCGGTAAGTTTGTTGGCGGTATCGTCGGCGGCTTTATGAGTGGCGTGTCCAGTCAATTCCCGCAAATCGGCTCCGATCTTTCCGGTTTCATGACCAATGTTCAGCCGTTCCTTGACGGTGCGGCTTCTATAGATCCGGCTATGCTGGACGGCGTTAAGGCTCTTGCAGAAACAATTCTTATCCTGACAGCCGCAAATATTTTGGATGGACTGACCTCGTGGTTCACCGGCGGAAGCTCGCTCTCCGGCTTTGCTGAAGAGATGGTTCCGTTTGGAAAAGCTATGAAACAGTTCTCTGATGAAATCAGCGGCATTGATGGAGAAGCAGTTTCCAATGCTGCAATCGCAGGTAAGACTCTTGCAGAGATGGCTGATACACTTCCCAATACTGGCGGTGTCGTTGGTTTCTTTGCCGGAGAGAATGACATGAATGCATTCGGTGAACAGCTTATTCCATTTGGTCGTGCCATGCGTAACTTTGCAAACGAAGTCGCCGGAATTGACGCCAGTGTTATCACTGAAGCGGCTACCGCTGGTAAAGCACTTGCAGAGATGGCAAGCACTGTTCCGAATAGTGGCGGTGTTGTCGGCTTCTTCGCCGGAGAGAATGATATGGACGATTTCGGAGAACAGCTGGTTCCGTTCGGCAGAGCAATGAAGAATTTCTCTGACGCCGTTTCCGGACTAAAAGCCGATGTCATTCAAAATAGCGTTACCGCAGGTCAGGCTTTGCTTGAACTTGCGAATACGGTGCCGAATACGGGCGGTGTTGTGTCTTGGTTTACGGGCGATAACGATCTTGAAACCTTTGGCGAACAGCTCGTTCCGTTTGGTACTGCAATGAAAAATTATTCTTTGGCTGTTACGGGATTGGATGCATCTGTCGTCACAAACTCTGCAAATGCAGCTAAAGCGCTGGTCGAGCTTTCAAACAATTTGCCGAATAGCGGTGGTATCGTATCCTGGTTTACAGGCGATAACGATATTGCAAGTTTCGGCGAGCAGCTGGTATCTTTTGGTCAGTCATTTGCTGCGTACTACAACAGCGTCAGCGGAGTGGATGTGGCTAAGTTAAGCGGAGTAGTTGTCGAGTTTAGAAATCTTGTGGACTTGGCAAACGGCATTAAGAGTGTTGACACAAGCGGAATGTCTACATTTGCTCAGAACCTTACGAATTTGGGTAATGCGGGTATTGATGGCTTTATCAATGCCTTTACGAATGCTAATTCTCGTGTGAGCACTGCTGCAAACACAATGATTACCACATTCATCAATGCTGCTAAAGCACAGCAAGGTAATTTGACAAGCACCTTCAGCACCATGATTAACGGAATTGTTACTACTTTTACAAGCAAGTACAGTCAGTTCACGATCATGGGGCAAACAATGATGACCAACTTTATCTCCGGTATTCGTACCGGCGACGCATCGGCTCGATCTGCGTTTGTTGCTATCGTGTCCGGTTGTTTGACAGCAATCAGAAATAAGTTCTACGAGTTTAACACCGTTGGACAGACTACGATGACAAATCTCATTGCTGGCATCCGAACAAAGAACCAGCTTGCGAAAGATGCCTTTGTGCAGATCATCAACAGTTGTTTGACAGCAATCCGAAATAAGTACACTGACTTCTATAACGCCGGTAAGTATCTTGTTGAAGGATTTGCCGCTGGTATTACTGCCAACACATATATGGCTGAAGCGAGAGCAAGAGCTATGGCAAGAGCAGCGGCAGCGGCAGCAGAAGCAGAACTCGACATAAACTCACCGTCTAAAGTTGGTTATCGAATTGGCGGATTCTTTGGTATGGGCTTTGTTAATTCTCTGATCGACTACACCGATAAGTCCTATGATGCCGGTGCATCTGTCGCGAAGTCGGCTAAGGAAGGACTCCGCAATGCTGTTTCTAAGATCGGTGATTTCATCGAAAACGGGATTGACTCTCAGCCGACGATTCGACCGTTGCTCGATCTGTCTGATGTAACAGAGGGTGCTGGTAGACTATCGGCACTTCTGAGTCGGAATCAGGCAATGAAGATCAGCGCTGGTATGACACATGACGGTGGCAGCGTTGTTCAAAATGGTGGCACAACGCCTACATCCGGAAACAACTACAATTTCACACAAAACAACTATTCGCCTAAGGCACTGTCGAGGATCGATATTTATCGTCAGACAAAGAATCAGTTCTCGGCATTGAAAGGATTGGTGGAAACATGATTCATTCATTCGCTATCACCAATTACTTAGGTGATAGAATCAAGCTTGACTTGAGGGAGCCTGAGGTTTCGGGCTTCCTCATCAAGTCTGTAACCGGTTTAGGTCCGGTTAAAGCAACGGTCAACACGACGGAAGTCGTCACAAATGACGGTTCTATGTTTAACTCCGCCAGATTGAGTCAGCGGAACATTGTTTTTCAAATCGTATTTGTCGACACGGTTTACGGAGAAACGATCGAAGATGTACGGCAGAAATCCTACAAATACTTTCCGGCAAAGAAAAGCGTTGAAATCATTATTGAAACTGATAACCGATATGTACGAACAAGCGGTTATGTGGAATCGAATGAACCGAACATTTTCAGCTCGCAGGAAGGGGCATCAATCTCGATCATTTGCCCTGACCCATTCTTCTATTCAGCCGGAGAGGATGGAAACAATGTAACGGATTTCTACAGTATTAACCCGATGTTTGAATTTCCGTTCTCAAACGAGTCTCTGACGGAACCATTGCTTGTATTTGGCGAAATTCAGATCAAGACGGAGGGTGTCATCACTTACTATGGTGATGCCGAAATCGGTGTAACGATCTATATTCATGCAATAGGACCGGCAAGCAACATCAATATTTACAATACGGAAACCAGAGAAGTCATGAAGATCGATACCGTGAAGCTTCAAAAGTTGACGGGAAAAGGCATCGTTGCAAGTGACGATATTGTCATCAACACTTCAAAGGGTGATAAGAGCATTACTTTGATTCGTGAAGGCGTTTCTTATAACATCCTGAACTGTCTGGATAAGAATACAGACTGGTTCACGCTGGCAAAAGGCGATAACATCTTCGCCTTTACTGCCGACAGTGGGGTTACCAATCTTCAGTTCAGAATCGAAAATAAAGTCATCTATGAGGGGGTATAACTATGGAGCTTTTGGTCTTAAACACCGATTTCGAGTCCGTAGCCGTCATAGATACCTATGAATCCATGATATGGACTGATCGATACAACTCATATGGAGACTTCGAGATATTTTTCGCTATGGATACACAACTCTTGCAGTATTTGAAGGAGGACTACTATCTGTGGCTGAAGGATTCGGAACACTGTATGATTATCGAGGACATCAAGATCAATGCCGACACAGAGGAAGGAAATCATCTTATTGTGACTGGGAGGTCACTGGAGTCTATTCTTGAACGCCGCATCATCTGGGGGCAGCGAGTCTTTAACGGAAATCTTCAAAATGGTATTCAGACCATGTTGAATGAGTGTATTATTTCTCCGTCTATTGCCGACCGAAAGATCTCCAACTTTGTGTTCGTGGCTTCTACTGACCCTAAAATCACAAGTTTGAAAATCGACAACCAATACACAGGTGATTGCCTGTACGATGTCATCAAAGGACTTTGTGAGGAAAACAATATAGGGTTTAAGATCGTGCTGACCGATGAAAATAAGTTTGCATTCAGTCTGTATGCCGGCGTTGATCGCTCTTATGAGCAGACAGAAAATCCGTATGTTGTTTTCTCTCCAAACTTTGAGAACATCATCAACAGCAACTATTATTCGTCCAGAGCGAGTTTCCGAAATGTGACCCTGGTCGCGGGAGAAGGTGAAGGAGCATCAAGGCGAACTACTATCGTTGGCTCAGCCTCAGGGCTTGATCGGCGTGAGCTTTTTACAGATGCTCGTGACATCTCGTCCGATACCGAGGATGGAACACTCTCCGATGCAGAATACATGGCACAGCTTCAGACAAAAGGCTTGAAGAACCTGGCTGACCATATTGTGACTACTGCATTCGAAGGAGAGGTCGAAGTTACTCGACTGTTTAAGTACGGTGAGGATTTCTTTATCGGAGACATCGTTCAGATCGCCAATGAATATGGCAACGAGGGGTCAGCTTACATTTCGGAGCTGGTCATCTCAAACAGTGAGGAAGGACTATCAATTTATCCGACCTTCAAAACTATTTCAAAGTAAGGAGGGAGAAACTGAATGAGCGTATCAAGCGGATTTTTCAATTCACTTAACGGTGACCGCAAATACAATGCCGCACAGATGTCGGCAATCTTTGACGGGCTTATCATCGATGGTGTATTTGCTTCTATCGGAACCGCTTTCGCTGTTAAGGCGGCAGGTGGTCTTACCGTAAATGTCGGTGTCGGCAAAGCCTGGTTCGACCACACATGGACAGTCAATGACAGTATCCTGCCGATGACTGCTCCTGAAGCAGAAGTGCTTCTTGATCGTATCGATGCCGTGGTTCTGGAAGTAAACGGAATGGAATCGGTTCGTGATAACACTATCAAATTTGTCAAGGGCAATCCGTCCAGCGCACCGTCGAGACCGACTTTGACGAATGAGGGAAATGTCCATCAGTACCCTCTCTGTTATATTTACAGAAAATACGGCACTGCGGTCATCAACCAAGCTGATATTACCCCTATGGTTGGCACAGAATCCACCCCATTTGTAACTGGCATTCTTCAGACGATCAGTCTGGATGAGCTGCTTGGCAAATGGCAGGATGAGCTTGACCGTTTTACTGATGAACGATCTCAGGAGGTTGACAACTGGATTGCTCAGGAGGAAAGCGATTTCACGACTTGGTTCAATAAAATGAAAGCTGACCTCCAACAGGAGCAGGCCGTTCTTGACCAGTGGATCGCATCTGAGCAGGCTGATTTCCTTGCCTGGTATAATCAGATGAAAGACCAGCTCAGCGGTGATGTCGCCGGCAATCTGCAACTTGAAATCGACAAGGAAGAAGTTAAACGCATTTTGCTGGTTGGCTTTGAAGACGGAACCAAGGAGTTTTCAGATGATGGTACTATTATCGCTTCTACTGCAAGCGATGGTAGAACCCTGACAAAAACTTTCTCTGATGGGTTTCTAACCATGACAAATGTGCTGAAGAGCGCAGCAGGGGCAGAGGTGGCGAGAGCCGTCAAAACTTTTGACTCCGATGGCAAACTTATCAGCACCGTTGTAACTTATTCTTAAAGCGAAAGGAGAACAATCAAAATGGCAGAAGAAGATCTGATTTTCGGTAAAAACCGACACTTCTTCGGCGGCATTGAGCCGTCCAATATGCTGGAATTTACTGCGCATGGCGGTATGCCCCAGGGACAGTATCGTGTTTTTATCACAGCTACACTCCCTAATGACACAGTAGTAAATGGACAGACACTTTGCACCGTGAAAGGTGCGATTATCCGAAGGAAAACGACTGATTATCCGAAGGACGAATTCGACGGCGATCTTGTCACCGATATTAAGGAATCCACAACTTTTATGGATTCTGGGCTGTCATCGACCGGAACCTACTACTATGCCGCTTTTCCTTATACCACGCAGGGTGTGTATAATCGAAATAAGTCTAATCGCGCTGTAGTAAATGAACCGGAGCCAATGCAGGAGTTTTCCGCTAAGTCGGTATATGTTTCAGCATCTGACACCGTTAAGGTTGAGATTACGGCGAAGCTTCCGAGTGGTGTTGCCGGTGCAGTTATCCGTAGGAGCACAACTGGTTACCCGACCAGTGAAACAGAAGGAGATCTATTCAAGAACATCACTGCCAACGGTACTTATACGGACACAAATGTGACGGTAGGTGCGGTGTATTACTATTCTGCATTTCCTTATACCAGTACCGGCGCCTATAATCGCAGTGAGGCAAACAGAACCAGTGTAACACCCAAGAAGAGAGATTATCTATTTGGCTATGACCTGGTAAAGGCAACATCAACCCCCACAGGAAGAGTAACTTATCCTTCTGATGTGGATAATGCGGCATTTACTCCGGCAGCTATGAATTTCAGCACCGGTAAGTTCAATTATGGTGGTTGGGCGTTTGATCCTGGTGAAAAGTTCATGCCTCGTCCTTGTATGCTGACTTATGCAGGTGTTGTCGATCACTATCTCAATCCTAACGACTATACCAAGAAGGTCAACGGTTCTGCTTCCAAGGTCGCGGATACCTCCTTTGGCGGTAACGCCATGATGGAATGGCCGAAGATCTATACAAAGCGTTGGGAATCGAATGGTGTTTACCATTTCCGCTGCTCCGATACTCCTCAGGACGATACTTGGGATTGCTGGTGTAACTATGACCGCAATAACAACCAGATCGATCATTTCTATACCCCCATCTATTTCGGTTCTCTGGTTTCCGGTAAGCTGCGTTCTATCAGCGGTGCAGCTAACAGCGTAAACACCACGGCGGCTAATGAAATCGCCTATGCAAAGGCAAACGGCAATGACTGGTATACCGAGGTGCTGGCTGACAGACTGCTGCTCCAGGATCTGCTGGTTATGATGGCTCGTTCTACCGAGTGTCAAACTGCATTTGGCTATGGACGGTGTAATAGTTCCAATAGTATTGCTCCTGGTACGATGAACTCCAAGGGTATGTTCTGGGGTTCCAATGACCAGACTTCCGGCGTGAAGGTCTTCGGTATGGAGAATGTCTGGGGTAACCTGTGGCGTCGTACTGCTGGCTGGATCAATGCCAATGGAACGCAGAAGGTCAAGCTTACTCGTGGTACTCACGATGGTTCTACTGCAACCGACTACAACACAGACGGAAACGGTTATAAGACGATCGCAAATGCTACTCCGGCTGGCAGTTCCGGCGGCTACATCAGCAGCATGAAGACGGAAGCATTCGGACGGCTGCCTGTTACTGCAAGCGGTTCGAGCAGCACTTATGAGGCTGACGGCATGTGGTACAATAACAGCCAGGTCAATTATGCGTTTGTCGGCGGCGGCTGGCACTATGACCTTATGGTCGGTCCTTTCTGCGCTCATCTGAACTCTGCGGCGTCCAATTCGTACTCGAGCTATGGCGCGGCTCTCTCTTGTAAACCGCTTGCTGCTGCGTAAGCAGCGAGGAGAGGACGGGAGAACCTTAGGTTCGCCGGGTAAACGAAAACAATTAAATATTAGGGGTATACACTGCGCCCAGCGCGTATGTCGGCGGCAACTGGAACAATGACCTTATGGTCGGTCCTTTCTACGCTAATCTGAACAATACGGCGTCCAATTCGAACTCGAACAATGGCGCGGCTCTATCTTATCCATAAGAAGCTCTCTATAATGCAGTGTATGCCGCCATTTCAAAATGGCAAGAGATATCCGCATCTCTTCCTCACCACTTGGTGAAAATTAACTCGGTGCAAGCATCTGTGAGTAGCTGAGAATAAGTCGAAAGCGGATGAGAGGATAAGAGAGAACATGAAATCCTATAACCACTTGTACGAAAAAACAATATCCGAAACGAACCGACGGTACGCTCTGTCTCAAGCAAAGCACAGCAAGAGATTCCGTAAAATCATGAAACACCGGCACATGTCTGACGATGCCGCAGTTGAACAATCCTTAGACTGGATAGTCAACTACGAAAACGCCGAGCATGTGCCGGTTTACATTTATGATGGGATTACTCGCAAGGAGCGCACTATTATTGTCCCTACGATGGAAGAGCTGCTTGTTCAGCATTGCATCGTAAATGCCATGAAGCCAATGTTCTGTAAGGGAATGTACGAACACAGCTATGCCAGTCTTCCGGGCAGAGGTGCCCATAAAGGAAAGCTGGTTATTGAGAAGTGGATCAGGATTGACCCGAAGAATTGTAAGTATGTCCTCAAAATGGATATTCGCCATTTCTTCGATTCTATTCCACATGATCGTTTGAAAGCCAAGTTGAAGAAGACCGTTCATGACGAGAAGATGTTGGAGCTATTATTCCGCATTATCGATGTTACAGAGGTTGGTATTCCACTTGGCTTTTATACTTCTCAATGGCTTTCTAACTGGTATTTACAGGGTTTAGATCGTTTCATCAAGGAGCAGCTCTGTGCCGTGCACTATATGCGCTACATGGACGATATGGTCATTTTCGGAAGCAACAAGAGGGTTTTGCACCGCATGAGGCAAGCAATTTCCGATTATTTGGAAATGGAGCTTGGCTTGGAACTTAAAGCGAATTGGCAAGTCTTTCGCTTTTCTTATGGTAACAACCAGGGGCGTGACCTGGACTTCATGGGATTTCGCTTTTATCGTAATCGAACGATTCTTTGAAAATCCATTATGTACAAGGCCACGAGAAAAGCTCGCAAAATCTCCAAAAAGGAGAAAGCAACCATACTCGATGCTCGGCAAATGTTGTCTTATCTCGGCTGGATCGACTGCACCGATACCTACTTGATGTATCGGAAGTGGATAAAACCATGTGTCAGCTTTCAGCAATTGAAGCGAAAAGTTTCACGATATGACAAATACGATGAGAAGCGAGTATATCAAAAACTCGTCAGTCTTTATACTGCGAAAGGAGGAAAGTCGCATGGAGTTGAATTACAAGTACGCCGAGAGCACAGTCCAACCGACTGCACTTGAGGTTACTGTTAGAACCGTATATCTCCGCAAGGACATTACGAGTATTACACGAACTTCAGAACAGGGCGATAAAACCACTTACTGGACTTATCAGGAAGCGACGCTGACCCCTCAGGAGTTCAATGAATACACCAATCTGCTTATGGCTGAAAACGCCATTAAAGGAACGAATGATTCGGACAACATTGTTCAGCTCATGGCAGGTCAGGAAACTGGTGATTTCCAGCAGCTTGCTATCATGGAAGCAATTGCCGATCTGTATGATGCCGTCGCAGCAATGATTCCTGAATGAGGAGGTAGCAAAAATGGTCAATCTTTACGCCACGCTTATCGTCAATAAGCGCAGAACCTTCGACCAGGTGCCTGAAAAATTTAAGGCAGATGTCGAGGCTAAATTGTTAGAATATGGCTACGATACCAACGGCGATCCTATCGCTGAGGAGGAGTAACCATGTTTTATATTTTATCCAAAATTTTGATAGGAGGTAACAACATGGTAGCACTGTATGTCGCACTCATCATCGCAGGTCGTCGGACCTTTAATCAGGTTCCGGCAAAGTTCAAGGCTGCTGTTAAGGCTGATCTGGAAGCTCTCGGTCTTGACGAAAACGGCAATCCGGTGGAGTAACCGGAATGGGCAGGGAGTCTACTTCGCGGTGGGCTCCCTCGCCTGATTAAAAGAGGTTTGGGGTGATATTTCCTACAAGCTTCTTATTTCATTTATGACTTCAAGGAGGATGATATATGGAAATGGAACCCTGGCTGCAAACGCTATTAACCATTTTGGGGACGATACTTGCTTCTTCTGGATTTTGGGCATACATCCAGGAGCGAAGCAAACGAAAAGCCGCTGAGAATAAGCATAACAATCTTGAAACGCAAATGCTCATTGGTCTGGCTCATGATCGCATTATTTATCTCGGCATGGCCTATATTGAGAGAGGTTACATTACACAGGACGAGTATGAAAATCTATA